CTTTCATTGCTTTGCCAGCTGCTGCGATTTTAGTGATACCCATTTGCGTTTTAGGCATCGGGCGTGTCATTGGTGTTTTTTCTTGCTTTGCCATAATTATTCGAATGAAGGGGATTTAGCTAAAGGATAATCTCTTCCTGTTGCTTTTTTAACTGCAGCATTTGCTAATGAACGATAACGTTGAGCATTTGCATTCATATAATCAGCACGCTTGCGAGCATCTGAAATAATCTTATCTGCACCTTTTGTGCCTGTGCCCATTAAACCACGAACATTGTCCATTTCTAATCGAGCATCTTGTTCTAATTTCTTTGCGGCTTGAACTGTTTGTAAAGCCGTGATTTTCTTAGCCATAATTTTTTATTATTATTTGACAAAGATAAGTAATTTTGTTAAATTTTAATTCAATGATAAAAACATACATGAAGCCTCGAAAAATACAGCCGAGGACTATCAAGGTAAGGGAGTATAAGTCAAAACCAATCGTAGTCAATCGCTTCGAAGTGCAACGTGACTACCTAAAATACATCAAAGTAGTGCGTGCGTGGGCTCGTCATAAGCACGGATTGGGCCTAGAAGACTTCGAAATGCTGTGCTATCTGTACTCCGAGCACGTTTTTGACGCCAATCAGTTCGACCAATACTGCCAAATCTTTAATTTTACCCAAAATAGACGCAAAAGTCTAATGGATAAAGGGCTTGTGGTACATTTTCGCAAGCCCGAACCACACAAACGCGCTATTTATGAGCTTTCTTACAAAGCCAAGACCATCATACGCATGGTTTACGAGATGCTCAACGGAGAAAGACCGGTCCCTAAGCTATCTGACATCAAACCCATACAACCACAAAGACCCAACCACTTCGCCAAAAGGCAATATGATCGGGTCATTGGTCGAATGAATAAAAAGTTTTAGTCAGGTGGCCGGCCGGGAAAACCCCTGATACGACCCATAGCCACCGACTAATGTTTTTAGAATTTTATCCACCAAGTACGAGTTAGCCAACCAAAAGAAATCTCTTTAGTACCATCTTCATACAGATGAAATGCAAGCAATGGAAATATAAGCCACGCATACCCTTTATTTTTCTTTGCCATTTTATTTTTGTTTGCTATAGTGTTCTTGCTTAATTGCTCTACCACCACAACTAGTTATTATTTTATCTGACCAAAATGGTAAAGTAATCCAATTGTAAATTAAATAATAGGAACCACCTTTAAATTTGCGATACCACTTATATTGCATTAATCTAAATCTCATCTTATTTAATTTAAAAATTGCACTTCCTATATCGTCGCTGTGTAGTGCTAACCATCACCGTAGTCAGTAAAGGATTCGAACCTATAATACCTGCCTTCTCGGCCCGTGTGTTTCCAGTTACACTACCTGACTGAATTTGCCCGTCTTTCCGGGCTGTCAAGTTTGTTAATCAAAGTTTGGTCAGACAAATTTACTACTAATTGTCTGATTTACAACACCACCACCACATCTTTCTCAGTGATGACCGTATATAGGTCCTCATTGATGCGGATGGAGTGACCGGCCGCACGATCAAAGTAGATAAATGCCCCAGGCTTGATGCCGTCTACTGTTGAACCAGCAGCAACGACTGTTGCTTTTTTGTATCTAACTTCTCCTGCGTCAGAGACAGTCATGATTAACCCCCCAGCCGACTTTGTTTCTTCGGCTTGAGGCACTATTAAGATATTTTTTCCGATTACGTGAAATCCCATTGTGTTTATTTTTTTATTAAAATTAGTATTATTACTACTCAAACCGTTACATTTTGTAACGCACTTCCGAATTTGGTAACATTTTGTTACAGATTTTGGCAAAATTTGTTACGCAACTCGGAAAAGTCTACATCTGTCTTACGTTAGTAATGACTGTCTCCGTTGATAGCAAGGTCGTTGCTACGCTGACAGAATTTTTTAGGGCTTCTTTAGCCACTTTCGTCGGGTCAATAATACCAACGCTCATCATGTGGCACATCGCCCCATTAGACACGTTAATACCAACACCCTCCTTAGTCAAGATGTCGCCATCCATCTCAAGCCCTGCGTTCGACAATATCTTGCTCATCGGAGCAAGCATCGCCACCTTCAGTATCATCGCACCCTTGTTCTCGATCTGAATCTTAGCCGCGATATCCTTCAAGGCCACGCCACCACCTGGCAGAATCCCCTCCTCCAAGGCAGCCTTCACCGCACACACCGCATCGTCCACCCGGTCCTTCTTCTCCTTCTGCTCAATGTCTGAGTTTGCTCCCACCTTAATCACACCAACACCACCACCTAAGTTCGCAATACGTTCCTTCAAGAACTCCTTCTCGATCGCTGAGCTCTCAACAGCTAACTGCTCTTGTAGCTCCTCGACTCTCTCCTCACCTGCACCCTCTGCTCCAAAAATAATCGTATTGAACCTGCCACTCACCACCTTACCTGCTCTTCCTAGGTCGTCGATGCTTGCCATCAACAGGTTATCACCCGTCTGCTCACTGAAGTACTTAGCACCCGTAGCGGTCGCAATGTCCTGCATGATCTGGTGACGCTTATACCCAAACGATGGCGGGATGATCGTGCACACCTTCAGGCCACTCTTAATCTTGTTTACGTTCAATGAGTTTAGAGCGTTCTCCTCTAGCTCACCAATAATCAATAGCGACTTCTTGCCTTGCAAAATAAACTCAAGCATCGGCAGGATATCGTTCAAGTTCCCGATCGGCTGGTCAGTCACCAAGATGTATGGCTTGTCCATCACAGCCTCTTGCTTCTTGTGGTCTGTCACGAAGTACTTGCTCGTGTAGCCTCTGTCTATCTTCATCCCACTGACCACCTCAGAGTAGGTCTCAGCCGTTGCTGAGTTCTCGACCGTCACCACACCACTTAGACCAACCTGGTTATAAGCATCAGCGATAATCTGTCCAATCTCCGCGTCACCATTGGCCGAGATAGTCGCCACGTCGACTAGCTTCTCAGGGGTAATCTCTGTGGACATCTCCGTCAACTCATCTGCTACCTTCAACGCAGCCTCTTGAACATCTCTCAATACTTGAGTGACATTGTCCTCTGGTGTTATCAAGTCCGTTGCCGCATGGATAATGGCTTGAGCTAGGACGACGGTCTGACTGGTTCCGTCACCAGCTGAATTCGCTGTCTTCTCAGAGGCTTCTCTAACGATCATAACCGCTAGGTTCTCTGTCGGGTCCATCAAATTAATGCCTTTGCTTACGCTGACGCCGTCTTTTGTGACAATAATGCCACCAACATGTTGGTCCGACTCCATCAGCACCGTTCTTCCACGAGCCCCCATTGTAGAACCAACCGCATTGGCTAGTGTATCCACACCTCTTATTAACTTCTCTCTAGCGGTCAATCCGCTTTCTACTTGCTTGACAATCATAGACTACATTTTATTTTTTATGAAACTAACTTTTTTAATCCGACTTGTTTGGTTTCCTGCCGTGATAAACTTCTTACCCTGTAAATTCTTCTCAATCTTGCATCGTCTGCATCTCACAAAATAGTTCGCTATCTCGTTCTTAAACGTTCGACCAACATTGTACTGCAAAACCGGGTTTTCGTTATTCACCGCATCAGCCACATCTGTTAGTGCATATCCCGTGCCATACTCCTTGAAGTAATTGTCACAAGCTCTGTACAACTCAAATATCGTAGCAGGAACGCTGAACATGTACTGATCCGTAACTATTATGTAATTACTGATGCCAACAAACTCTGACACTATGTCATCCATTTGAATCCTGAACTCAGCAGGACTAATCAGCGGAGCACCACTGGTTACATAATCCATGTACAAGTCCTCCCACTCAACCACTAACCCCTTAGACAATACACCCTCGATGTCTAATCTTTTTACTAACCAATCTTTCATATAAAAATAAACCCGAAGATCTGAGGGTAGTGGACCTCTTCACTTCGGGGGTTTTAATAAGTTCTTTGATTCGGCCACTACTCCGACACCACAAAGATAATAAAGTTTTGAAAAACTTCCTAACAAGGAAGTGTACAAAATTTGTCTCTATACAGCTCTAATAAATAAATAGATAGATTTATTTCAATTATCTAAATAAAACTATCTATTTTAATTTTTCTTAATATTCTTATTTATTTTATACATTCTTTACATAAATAAAGAATAATATATATAAATAACTATATATCAATAAGTTATAAATGTAAACTTAAAAATAAAGTATACACTTTTAGGTGACCAAAGTGTACAACTTTACAAATAGTACAATTCATCTTGAAAAAGTACAATACTATAATTAGGTAAAAAAAAGACCCAAGTCTTTTAGAACCTGGGCATAAACTTAATAGTCTATTTCTTTTTTGCTTTCGGGAACACACCTTTCTTCTCCATCTTCTCTACCTTCTTGCCCTCCATCTTCTCGTGTTTCATCTTAGCAGCCTTAGAAGCATACTTCTCCTTGCCACCGTATTCTTTGATCATTTTTGCCATTGTTGTTTTTGTTTAGTGAAATGCAAATATACGATTAGAAAAATAGGGGTTGGGGGTAACACCCCCATCTCAGCCGACCGGCCCCTAAAAGGAAACGACCTGGATCGAGGTACGGGGGGTGCGAATTCGGAAAAAGTTCGTAGGATTTTTGGCTTTTCTTGCGGGCGGGACACGGCGTGAACGCTCGGATATAATTTGGCTTATATAGCCCCGCGACGTTTAGATATTTGTCTAACTATCTAACCTTTCCGACTCGAAGCGTTTAGACGTTTGTCTAATTATCCCATTGCAAAGGATCTTTACTTTTAACATTATGTTAAATAGAATTTTTAGGCTCGTCTAAAAAAAGTTTTCGGAAAGACTCAAAAAAAATTTAGCCACGTAGGCTTACTCTTTTACCCCCGCCTAATTCCTAACATTATGTTAAGTAGCCCCGATTTTTCCCCAAAATATCGCTAAAACGGCTACCAAAACTTCATTGCATTTTTTAAAGAACTTTCGCCATATTTGCCCCTATTCATTGCATTTTTCTAATAATCACAAAAAAGAATTCAACGAGTACTTGACACGGATGTGATTTTTTACATTACTTTGCATCAACAAAAACGCAATAACAATTTAAAAAAATAGTCTTATGGAATTACACGGATTTAATCAAGATTTCATTTGTGCATTAGAGGCACAAGGTTTGGCAAAATGTTTTGAGGCTTATTCTGAATATTGTTCGGGGTCTGATATTATGCAAATAGGCTTTAATCCTAATTCGGGTTACGTTTATATTGCCTTAGAAATGGAACCTATTTCAATTTGCTCTAATATGGGCCGAAGCGTTGAATACATGTATACTAATCTTTATGATGGCGAAGAGATTTTCTTTGATACGTATGAAGAGGCCGTAAAATTTGATAATACTTTGTAATATGAAAAACTTAATCAGAGTATTCCGGGTATTCAAAGAGGGCACAACGTCCGAATGGGTTACAATTTTAATCCCTGAAACGGATCTTTGCGACGTTTTATTGGAGCAAAAAATGAATAAGTATATCTATCTAGGTTATAAAATCAAATCAATATGAAAAAGTTAATATCAAAAGGCACAAGTAACGCCAAAACAGCGAAAAACATTTTAGAGACTCATATTTTGTACATGAGCCCATATAACCAAAATTCAAAAGGTAAAAATATTTGCCCTAAAGCCTCTAAAGGTTGTATTTTGGGCTGTTTGTTCACTGCCGGCCGCGGGGCATTCAATAGCATCCAGGAAGCCCGCAAAAAAAGAACTGAATTGTATTTAAATAATCGCGCGGAATTTTGCGAGCGTATTGTAAAGGAATTGCAATTACTTAACACTAAAGCCGAAAAGAAAGGGGCTAAAATTGCGATCCGTTTGAACGGAACAAGTGATTTGGACTTTATTGGTATCATTAAAAATCGAATGGATATTAATATCCTAGATGCATTCCCAAACCTGGAATTTTACGATTATACAAAGATCCTAGGCAAGGTTGAAAAATACGCGGGAACAAGATATAAATTAACTTTCTCGCGGGCTGAAGATAACGAAGCCGAAGCGAAAAAAGCCCTAATGTATGGCGTTCCCGTATCGGTTGTGTTTCACCACAAATTAGACCTACCATCTACCTACCTGGGTGCACCCGTAATAGATGGCGATAAAGCGGACGATCTAATGCTGGACTCAGGTGCGGTGATCCTAGGACTTAAGGCAAAAGGCAGGGCTAAAAAAGATATCACAGGTTTCGTGGTAGCATAAACAAAAAGACATGCAAAAGACATTCAAATTAAATTCATTAGGCGATAAATACCAGGTATTCATTAAGCCTAAAACAAAGTTAACCACCATTCAAACGGGTACGGAGGAAATAAATTTTTACTTTGGTCGGCCTGAATACATCCAGGCAGAAACGGAGTACCTCACAAATTTTCTAGAACATAGACTATGTATGAGCATGGCAAACGAAATTAAATCTTATATTTTAAATAATATCTAGGATGGAATACAATACAGGATTTTATATGGATGGTACGCCATGGGCGATACCTTTGAAGGAAGTGAGATTAAAAAAGCAATGGACCAAAAAAAGCGTCACGTTATATATGGCTTTCGAGGACAACCAAACGCCTTATTGGATAGAGGTGACTGAATTAGGAGATAACAAAAGGTCTGTATTAATTACGGGATCAATCCTTCAGACCACCACATTATCGTTAACCGAATTTTTACGCAAATTTTCATCCTTAAAATTATCATGGCACGCAAAATCATAAATCAAGGCGAGTATAGCCTCCACGTGGTGGCCTCAGAAGCTGGGGTAATCATTGTAAAAGTATTCAAGCGAGGCGATAAAGACCTGATTGAATGCTCAATTTTCACCGAGCAAGGCGAAGCATTAACGGACTATATTAGCCAGTTCACCACCAAAACCGAGTCAATCACTCAATTTTTAAATACAATTTAAGATGGCAAACATTTGTTTTAACTACATTCAAGCCTTTGCACATCCTGAGGCACTTGATAAACTTCGCGATCACTTGATTAAAGACAAAGATGTGGACATAGTGGACATTGGCGATCCGATCGATGGCGAACTAACATTCACCGTAGAGTCTAGATGGTCACCACCTGCGGAGTGGGTATGTGAACTAACTGAGAAGTTCTCAGGCGTTTTAATTGAATGCGAGTACGGGGAAATTGGCTCGGACATATGGGGTAAGTTTGGTTTTCGGGATGGTGTGTTATTGTTTACAATGGAATTACCATACCTTGAAGGCAGGCACAAATCTATGGTGTGGAATGAGTTCCTTGAATGCGAGGTGTTACGTAGGCTAGATAGTGCGGATTCATTCGAGGGTTTTATTGAAGACTTTACTTTCTGCAGTGAAGAAGAAATAAACGAACTAAAAGAAATCTATTATGAGAATTAAAATAGAGGCAATGTACCTAGACTGGTTGAACAATTTCATTACGCTGGATGCTTTCGCAGATTATTACGAGATCAGTAAGTTTAAAGCACTTAGAGTTATCAAAATCGGTAGACAATTAAATGGATTTTAACGAATGGGCAAAGTATTCGGGGATAGGGAGTACCTGCGAATACGACGATAGAACGATGCAGTTCATCGAGCAATACAATAACGCAACATTTCAAACTTACATGGACAATGAAAGAAAGAACAGAGCAATTCAGAGAGCTGATCAGATCAGGGCTCAAAGGGGGGAGATTTTATCTGCCAACAGCAAGCGGTCGAACAGTACAGTTCCAGTTCACCAGGGACGCGATCACCAAGAAGTTCATCCTAAAATGTTTCGATGGGCGGGACTGGTTGTGGACATCATACGACAATGTGTCCGCAAATTTACTAAGGGATTTTAACGAAATAATCGAGCAGTACAATGACTAACATGAAAGAAGAGTTTTTAGAAGAAGTCAAAGGCAAAGAGGTTCTTTGCGTGGACTTGAAGTATGGATACAGCTGGGTTGATCCTGATGATAATGAGAGGCAAGCAGAGATTCAGTTAGTTGCGGCTTACTCACAAGAAGAGTATGATAAGTTTTTAGAAAAGCTAAATTTTGAATACGATGATGGCTTCGGCTCGCAATTATTATCAGGCATCATTTGGTACAAAGATGGTACTTGGTCTGAGCGTGGCGAGTACGATGGCTCAGAGTGGTGGGAACATAAGTCAAGGCCAAAATTTCCTCGTTACTTGTTGCCATGAAAACTAAAACAATAATCATTATTTGGATTGTAACCATATTGGTTGCATTAATTGGACATATACTATGAACACACTACATTGGATTGCGATTGCATTGTTTGTGATGGCATTAGTTTCAGGCTTGTTATTATTTATTGAGGCCACGTTTTTATTATTCACCACTGGCGTGCTGGTATTAGCCATCGCCACTTATGTTAAAGATCGTGCAGAATCAAGGGACTAAAGCGACTATCCTACTGGTAGGTATCGCAGTATTATTAATCTTATTTTTTATTATAGTATGATAATATCAGACGTAGAAAAAATCGATAGAATCGCTAGGCGAATTTGTTATCGGCATCGTATCCGCAAGAGGGATATGTTTTTAAACACGAAGGCTTTCCCGATCGTATCGGCCAGGCATCATTTTTACACGCTATGTGATATGGAGGGCATAGCGATTTGGGAGATACAGCGGTACTGCGAGCGGTACGGGTATCCGATCGACCATGCGAGTGTGTTGTATGGTATCACTAAGATGAAGGAATTTGAAAAGAATCAGACTGGCACTAAGAATTTGGTGACGGCTAAATCAAAACAAGAACTAGCAAGAGAACGCGATGGAAGAAAAATTTAACGTGGCAGAGATTGCCTTCAAACAATTTACGATCGGTGTCATCATCGGCATCACCGGCACATTGAGTGCATTACTATGTGCTTACATTTTAATTAGACTATCGTGATGGAAAATAAAGAATTAGATTATTCTGGAGATTTAGGATTTATGAATCCACGCTGGGATTTAGAAGAAGTTGAAATTGATAGAGACACTATGGTGCTATATAACACAAGTCGTTATTGGTATGTCTTTTTTGACCCCGCAACAAAACGAGGTATTAATCAATATGGTAGAGTTGTCCTAGAAGATGCTACGGAATACTTAATATCGAGAGGCTTGATGGATACAAACTATAATCAAATTAAATACTTTGAAGAATAATGCAAAGGATATCTAGATCCCGAGAAGGATTCGAGGAATCCAACACGGTCTGCCCCTGGTGTGGGCACGAGCATGATGTGAATGTCTTACGTAAGATATTCGAACGCTCAAACAATGTGTGCACGATGCACACTACCTGCGATGAGTGTGATAAGCGTGTGCGGTTGCAACGCCACAAGCTAGGTCATTTTACATTTTACAAATACATTGACTATAAAAAAAGACGTTTAATTAAATCTGGTCATGTGCCAGTACTACGCAATGGGACGCAAGATTACGCCTGATGGACTATTGTCCAAGACACGCAGACACCTTCGACAGAGAGGGTTGCGGTACGCAAGTGTGGTAGGTGGTAAGAATCTATTGGTGCTTAAAGCATCAGGCGATTATCATTACCTACTCATCCAATTCGATGCTCTACCTGAGCACTGGTTGGAGCAACAACGCTACTTTAACATTAAGATAGCTAGTGCTTTAAATTACGAGCAATTAACTAACGCAATAGACAGATATTTAGTATGAAAGCAACAGAATTAAGAATTGGAAATTTTGTAGAATTTGAAAATGAAGTTTTTAGGATGCACATTATTTCAGAATCTTATCCAGTATTAGACACGGATTTATTCGGAGCTTATGTAGTTGAATGGGATAAACTTTACCCTATACCTTTAACCGAAGAATGGTTGGAGAAATTAGGATTCTGGTCAAAGTATAAATCAAATCATTTGAAATGGTCATTTTATGGATTCGACATAGATCAAGTTTCTGATGAAGATGAAAATGGAAATGAGATACCTCAAGAACAGATTTTTCATTATGCATATCAATATGAAATTAAATATGTGCATCAACTTCAAAACCTTTATTTTGCTTTATTCGAAAAGGAATTAACTATTAATCTATGAAGATTATGATTATGTTGCTCGTGTGCCTGAGAGTGGGGCACGATCCGAAGCGGTCTGAACCTGAGGTGGTGACAGATGCATTTATGATGGACACTTTTGAGCCCATCACTGATTTTGAGAAGGTATATTTTGACGAACAAAAAGGATTACAGCAATGGACGAGAATAAACTGTACACAGCCATAGAACATGCTATCATCAAATGGGTTATTGATGGTACCAGGACAGCAGGTTCGTTAACAAGAGAGATAATTTTAATAATAGAACAACAAGTCAAATGAAAAAGAAGAAGGGAGAACCAGAATTAGAAGTAAGTGGAGTATTGATTATCAAGACTAGCAAAGGAAATATCAGGCAGGTTATGCTTACTGAAAGAGAGGCTGATGCTGTATTATCGCTTGCCAGGGCAATGCACTCCGGACAACTTAGGGTTAGTGAAAAAGTTTTAGAAGGTATAACATTTTAAACAACAAGACAATGACAATACAACAATGGCTTAAAGATGTTTACTATGATGAGTATGGACAATACTTGTGGTCTAAACAATCATCAGATGGTGGTAGTCAAATGATTGCTGAGATAAGAGGTTGGGGTGCTATACAGAACTCATTCCCTTATCAGGAACAAGCTACTAAATTCCAAGATGAAGTGGGTAAGTTTATTGCTGATGCTATCAATGAGAAGATTGATAAGTCACATATTGTACAAAAAGTTGTATCAGAAACATTAGAACAGTTGTTGCCACAAACAGCAGCTGGTCAATGGGTTAAGTTTGACTTCTATGACCTAAGTACACGACCAATAAAATCTGGTAAGTATCTAGTATGCAGAAAGGATGGTAACATACATTGGGAAACATGGAATACATCAGGATGGGCATACAATCACAATTCAATCACGCACTGGGCAGTGATTAAATCACCTAAACAAGAAGAAAATGACTAATGAACCAATAATTAGAGTCAATATGTCAGAAGATACATTTGATTTTCTTAATATATCTTCTTCAGTAATTTATATAAACGAAGAGAGATACTTTCAACCAGCACCAGTTTGGTATAAATCTACAGATGTGCCTGGTGAGTTTGAAGTATTTTTGGAAAATCCACTCAACCAAAAAGACAATGCCTGAATTTACAGCAGAGGTAGAAATATCTGAATGGGAGTATGTGCGGGAGTGCACAGACTCTGAAGTCTCAAGACTAATCAAAGAGATATATAGTCAACACGAAGAAGTATGGGAGTATGAGTTAAATAAATATAAGGCAGAGTTCAAAGCTCCCGACACTAGCTCTATTGCTACCACAGAATTCTTTGAGGCAATGCAAAAGATTAGCAATAACTATTTAAGATTATCATTTGAACAAGAGGAAATCATTTTAAATTTATCTAAATCATTATGACACAAGAACAATTCAACGAGGCGTACGATACGCTATACAACCATGCAATGTCTATACGAAAGGCAAAGCAACCTGAGTACACGCTAGAAAATGCAGATATTCTGCACAACTTTAAAGAGTCAGCCAAGCGTGCTGGTGTCACTCCATTACAAGTGTGGTCAATCTTTTTTGATAAGCAATTGAGTTCAGTCCAAGCACACATTAAGAATCCTGATCTAAAACCTGCTGAACCTTTGTCATCAAGATTTGCAGATTTGTATAATTATTTATTGCTTGGCTATTGTTTATTCCAAGAAAAAAATTAAATTTGTGCATCATTTTAATCAAATAATATAATGGAAAAAACGAAATCAGTATTCGAGGTATTGTCCTCGATTAATCTATCGTCTAAGGTAGAGAAGCGTGGGAATCTATCCTACATTAGCTGGGCAAACGCCTGGAGTGCAGTTAAACAACACTATCCTGAAGTTCAAAGAACAGTTTTTGAGACAGTGGATGGAGTTAATTATTTCACTGACGGGAGTTCAGCTTGGGTAAAAGTTGGCATCACTATTAATAACATAGAGCACATTGAGACATTGCCGGTTATGGATATGCGTAACGCATCTATACCAGTCGAAAGTATCACGTCATTTCAGGTGAATAAATCTATTCAAAGATGTACAGTGAAAGCGTTAGCTCTACATGGCTTAGCTTTAAACATTTATTTCAAGGAGGAATTTCAAGATGACCCTAAGCCTATTGTGGCCAAATCTAATGACAAGGTAGTGTTAGTGGTCGGTGACAAAAACTGGGAGAAAGTAGTCAACTATGTTGTCGATAATATAGGGCTCAAGTCTGAGGATGTATTTAAGAACCTATCCAAGAAGTATGAGTTATCAGATCAGGTAAAGTCAGCAATCAATAAACTTAAGAAGTAATGGAGACTATATTTAAAGAAGGTGATAGAGTATTCTGCTATAATCTTGGGGGTTGGGGTGAGGTAATTAAAATATTTAATGATGATAATCCTTTCCCTATTTATTGTTCTTTTGACTCAGGAAACAGCAATTTTACTAAAGAAGGCAGGTTTTATATGGATGGTCCACCAATATTATCCTTCACCGAATATACCCTCGAAGGATTCAGCCAAGAGCGACCTGAGCCATTGCCTAAGAAAGGTCAGATTGTTTGGGTAAGAGATTGGGAAGGGCAAAGTTGGTTTATTGCTCATTATGTTCAAAAATCAAAGGGTGGATATTATGTAACACATAGAGACCCTCTTAGTATACATTTGAATGGAAGTACTTATAGATATTTAACAACCAAAAACCCATACGCAAATGAGCAATAACATTTTAGAAACATTGAAAAACGATTCAGAATACTATTCTGGAATTGGTAAGCAGTACCTATCTAACTCAGATATTGGTGCTCTATTGTACAACCCTACGCAGTATGGTGTGCCAAAAGAAAAGACTCCTGCTATGCTTGCAGGGTCTTACTTTCATACGTTCATCCTAGAGCCTGATAAGTTAAAGAACTTCATGGCAGTGGAGGCATCGACACGTACGACTAACTTGTACAAAGATGCGTTGGCCTCATCAGGTGCTGATATGTTATTACTTCAGAAAGAAGTTGATGATTGTGAACGCATGGCTAAGGCGTTGATGGGAAACCTCACGTTTTATGACATGATCCGTGACTCAGCTAATTCGTACGAGGTTCCGGCCATCGGTGAGATTGGTGGCATCCAATGGAAAGGTAAGTCAGACATTGTAGGAGATGAGATTCTTATTGACCTCAAGACCACGGCTAACCTTGATGACTTCAAGTTCTCTGCACGCAAGTATAACTACGATTCACAGGCTTACATCTACAACCAGTTATTCGGTAAGCCTATGGTGTTTATTGCAGTAGAGAAAGATAGCTGTCGCACAGGCTTGTTTGAATGCTCAGATGAGTTCTTGGATCGTGGCAGGGAGAAGGTATACAAGGCTATCGATGTATGGCAAAAGTTCTTCGGGCCAAATGCGACCGATGATATTACTCAGTATTTTAAATTAGAAACGTTATGAAGCATAAAAAAACATATTCTGTCGTGTATAAAAAAACAGCATATTATATTGATGCAGATTATTGTATGGAAAATTATGAACATAATAGGCTTTCATTTTTTACGGGGAAAGAAGATTATTTTGATATGACAATGAATCCATTAGTCGCCTCATTTCCATTAAACAAATCAGCGATTTATAGAGTAGTAAACAATTAAACAAACAATAAACAATTATGGCACAATTATTTTCAGCATCATTAGATGTAAAAAAAATCACTAAATCTAAATTAGTGGAAGGCAAGAAAGGTACTTACGCAAATGTAACTATCTCGATTAATGACGAGGCAGACCAGTATGGCAATACTGCTAGTATCTATGAGTCTCAAACACAAGAAGAACGTGAGGCTAAAGCCCCTAAAGTTTACCTTGGCAATGCGAAGCTCGTATGGTCATCCGATGGTGGCTCTACGGCCAAGCAAAGTGGCTCTACGTCGAAGCCAGCTACTGCACCAGAAGTGGTTGAGGATTCATTAGATCTCCCCTTCTGATCCTAGGTGTACAAATGTACAAAGTAGAGGAACATTAGCTTATATATAATTTTATATTTCTACATGAATTATTTTTTTCTAATATTCTCCTTTATTTTGTACATTTTGTACATTTAATCATAAAAAGAATATATAACTAACTAATAATAAGTAAGTTAGCTTATGCAAACTTTAAAAAACTTTCTACACTTTTAGGTGTACAATTGCAAACTTTAATCTAATAAACGAGGTGCAAGTAACTATATTTTCAAATATCAAGGAAACGTCCGTCCCATTCTATCGGGATGTCCTAGCTATACTAGCCAGGGTGAAGGACGGCAAGTCCAAGGATCTAGTCCGTAAGATTAGATTAGAGAAGGACAAGGAGACCCGCAATAAACTAAAGCAGGAACTGCCAGCAATTTGCTTCTCTGGAAAATTCTCTAAGCGTGAGGACTCAGCATTGTTGGAGCATAGTGGTCTGATATGTTTGGACTTCGATGACTTCCCATCAAATGATGAGATACTAGCCAAGAAGGATGAGTTGGCTAATGACCCATATACATTTGCTGTGTTTATCTCCCCATCAGGTAGTGGCCTGAAGGTGTTGGTTAAAATACCAGCGGATACCTCTAAGCATAAGACATTCTTTAACGCCTTAGAGAACTACTACAACTGCGAGCAGTTTGATAAGACATCCAAGAACGTGTCACGTGTGTGCTACGAGTCTTACGATCCGACTATTTACGTGAACATTAACTCACAAGAGTGGAACAAGATTGAGGAAGGCGAGATTGAGCACATGACCAAGGACATGCGACCAACGATTGCAATCGATGACGAGGATGAGATTATTAGCCGTTTGGCTAAGTGGTGGGATAATAAGTTTGGGTTCGTGTCAGGTGCACGCAACAACAACTTGTACGTACTAGCGATGGCGTTTAATGAGTACGGCATACACAAGGGTGATGCGATGTATCGCTTAATGAACTTTGCTACTGAGGACTTCCATCAAGATGAGATTAAGTCCATTGTTGATTCAGCTTACAAGCATTTGGAGAAGCACGCCACGAAGTACTTCGAGGACACAGTGCGTATTGACTACGCAAAGACACAGCTAAGTAGAGGTGTGCCAAAAAAAGAAGTCCGTTCTCAACTGCAAGCCTCCGGGGTTAAGGACGGGATTATTGATTCAGTAATGACTCGAATCGAGGAGGAGCAGAGCAAGAACACATTTTGGACTAAGAGCGACAAAGGTGTGGTGAGTTTGGTGCACTATGAACTAAAGACATTCTTGGAGAATAGTGGATACCGAAAGTATACACCAGAAGGAAACAAGGGATTCATTTTTGTACGCATCAATCAGAATCTAATTGAGATGTGTACTGAGGATGACATCAAGGACTTTGTTCTTGACCACATCCTTAATAACTTCCAAGACCTTAGTGTGTACAATTACTTCGCAGATAAGACCAGGTTTTTTAGAGAGGACTTCCTATCTATGCTTGAGTCGGTGAGCATCTACTTTGTGGAGGACACGAAGGATGAGGCGTATCTGTACTTTAGAAATGGTGTAGTGAAGGTGACTAAGGACAAAACGGTGCTCTTGAACTACGAAGACCTTGGTGGCTACGTGTGGTCAGACCAAGTTATCCAGCGTGACTTCAAGTTTTGCCCATCTGATGAGTGTGACTACAAGACGTTTATCCGCAACATCGGTGGCAATGATGACCAACGTGTGGCGTCGATTGAGTCAACGATCGGGTTTATCCTTCACGCATTCAAGAACGGTGGCTACTGCCCTGCGGTGATCATTAACGATGAGGTGATCTCGGAGAACCCTGAGGGTGGTACGGGTAAGGGCTTGTTTATGAATGGAATCAGCCGAATGAAGAAGGCGGTGACTATTGATGGTAAGTCGTTCTCGTTTGACAAGTCATTTGCTTATCAGCTAGTTAGCACAGACACGCAGGTGTTGGTGTTCGATGACGTGAAGAAGAACTTTGACTTTGAGCGTTTGTTCTCGGTAGTCACTGAGGGTATTACGGTTGAGCGTAAGAACAAGGACGCAATAAAGATTCCATTTCACAAATCACCTAAGGTGGTCATCACGACCAACTATGCTATACAGGGTAAGGGTAACTCGTTTGAGAGACGTAAGTGGGAGATGGAGTTCAAGCAATTTTATACTAAGGACTTCACGCCTCAGGATGAGTTCGGCCGGTTGTTATTCAATGACTGGAACGAGAAGGATTGGTGTGCCTTTGATAACTACATGATTAAGTTGTTGCAGAGTTATCTAAAGACTGGACTTGTGAAGTGCAACTTTGTGAATCTGAAGGAACGTAAGTTCAGGGCAGAGACGAACGCTGAGTTTGCGGAGTGGGTACATGAGTTTGGGCCTACATTGATGCCGATTAATCATCGCTTCAGACCAGATGATGTGTTTGATAAGTTCATAGCGGACAACAACGGCATGTTTAGAATGTTGTCTAAGCAACGATTTAACTCATGGCTACGTACGTACTGCTTGTATTTAACAGGCATGAATCCATTAGAGAGTAGAGATGGAGCAGGTAAATCAATGGTGTTCCCATCTAAATCCAATAAACAATTAGACTTGATATGAGAACTATATTATTATTTTTTTTAATTATTATCTGGATGTTAATTACTTTATGTCTTGCAATAAGTGTTATAGGTATATTGGCTTTTATTGCTGGCGACGAAGAGTGGTTTAAACTAGGTAAAAAATTAATTGATAGCTTTTTAATTAGATAAAATGACAACAGTTAACTCTTTAAGTGGTGGCAAAACATCATCCTACATGGCAGCTCATTTTCCTGCAGATGTGGAGTTATTCTCGCTTGTTCGCACAAGTGATGAGTCTTGCAAGTTTAAGGACGATGCAATCAGAAAGATTGTAGAAGATAGAATTCAGACAGACTTCATAGGTACGTTGGAAGAAGATGCAATCATCTACACAATGCTTGATCTCGAGCAATTTTTAGGCAGAGAGATAACTTGGGTAACTGGGCCGACATTTGACTCGATTGTGAACAAGAATAGAAAAGACAATGGGGATTACTATAAATACTTACCGAACGTAACTCAGAGATTCTGTACTGTGCACATGAAAGTTAACCCAATCTTTGAATTCTGCAGAGCCACCACTGAGCTACCTGTCGAGATGCGTATTGGATTCAGAGCTAATGAGACCAGGAGAGCTAACAATATGCTGAAGCGTTGTGTTGATGGCGTTGAGAGCTTTCGAGTAATCAAGTCAACAAATGAGCGTGGCAGACATAAGTGGCACTCTGTTCCTTATCGTACACCTAGATTCCCTTTGATTGAGCAGAACATATTGCGTGAGCAGGTCCATGAGTATTGGAAGGATAAGCCAGTTAGGTTCGCTTACATGAACAATTGTGTTGGATGTTTTCATCGCAATCCTGCTTTACTTAAGTTAATGTCGGAAATTCAGACTAATAAGTTTGATTGGTTTGCTAATCAAGAGACCGATACGGCTAAATTTATTAAGGGTACATCGTATAATAAAATTAAAGAATCATTTAAACAAGTGGAGTTATTTGAGTCAGACTTTAACGAGTGCGACTCAGGTTTCTGCGGACTATAATTATGGAAGAACCAATTATTTTAACAATTAAAGTCGACGGTAAGACGCTTACTGTTGAGACGCCATACGATAGCGATATGGATGATTTGACGCAAATCTTTCACGTGATGAGTAGATTTGCTGGGCTAGAGTTTGAGTCTACATTTGAGAAGGCTTACAAGTCTTGGAATGCAGGAGTAAGTGATGATGACATTCTTGTTGAGTCACAGAATAGATACGCTAACGAGGTAAAAGATTTCATAAGAATGGTAGACAATGCACCACTTAGATTAGCGTTTCAACAAGGGGCACGCTGGGCTAGAGCTAAACTAAACGAGATATGAAAACCATAGCAATCGGAGATATCCACGGCAGAACAATCTGGCAAGATATAGTAGCGAAGGAGAAACCCAATAGAGTAGTGTTCATTGGTGACTACTTTGATAGTTACGATGATTATACTGCGGCTGAGCAGATGCACAACTTCAAAGAAATCATTGAGTTTAAGGAGTCAGGTGAGGTGATTATGATGATCGGGAATCACGACTTTCATTACATAGAAGGCTCTGAGCACTATTCTGGGTACCAAGCAGGAGCTGCTGCTGCGATTAATGATTTGTTGCACAACAACCTTCACCACTTGCAGATGTGTTATCAGATGGATGAGTTTTTATTCTCTCACGCAGGTGTTAGCCACGACTGGTTAGAGTTGCACTCTAAGGAGTACAAGGATAATAACGATGTAGATGTGGCACAAATTGTGAATGATTTGTGGGAGTTTACACCACGAGCGTTTAAGTTTGCAGGTTGGGATCCGTACGGAGATAGTGTGATATCATCACCTATTTGGATACGACCTCGCTCATTGATTGTTTCCAACAGAGAAACGCTACGTGACCGATTTATCCAAGTCGTTGGGCACACCCAAGTAAAACGCATGGATAGAGAAGGCAACGCAACCGGTGGTAGATACCACTTGATTGACACACTAGGAACATCAAGAGAGTACTTAATAATCGAAGACGACGAAGTAAAATTTGGCACAATATGAAAGCAAAATTAATTTTTAATCTACCAGATGATAATGATGACTACAAGAGATGTAACCTGTCATTAAATATGGCCTTAGCTATCAATGAGTACGACCAATGGCTAAGAGGTCAGTATAAGCACGCAGACGATGAGGAGGCTGTAAGGTTCCGAGATAAGTTCAGAGAAATAATGAGTGAAAATGATATAGACGTAAATACTTTACTACAATGAAAAAAATAACAAGATCAGTAATTAAGCTATCAGAGATACCTGAAGAATTACAAAAGAGCAAAGTATTTCGTGGACTTAAAGAACACACTTACCTAGAAGCTCATATTGATGATGAGTTTGGAGCAAGTCCACTCACGGTATGGTTAATAGAAACATATCCAACAATAAAACGTAAGATTAGTTTTCTTATTCATATTGATAAATAATATGGAAGATAACGTAATAAACAGATTAGTGACTAGGCTTAAGAAGATAGGCATTGAGGTTCAATTATTTGGTAACTATCCTTGGATATATCTTGATAGTATAAACGGAAATAGAATCAAGAAGGAAGACTATTATCTTGGCAACCATGGGTTCACGATCGCGTTCTATCCCAACAAAGAGGAAAAGGTAATGCAGCTAAATGATATCAAAAAAACGTTTGAAATAATCAGAAAATATAGATGATATGGAAAAGAAACAGACGGCAGTAGAATGGCTTGAAAATGAATTAGCCTTTTTTTTAAAAGACATTATAGAAAATAAAAATCATTTATTGATGATTAACTTGTTTGAACAAGCCAAAGCAATGGAGAAAGAGCAGATGGTAAAGTTTGCTTTGCATCTACATAATGTAGATATGAGCAAAACGGGTACTGATATTCTTATTGATGAGGCAGAACAATATTACAACGAAACTTATAACAAACAATGAAATGAATTATAAAGAAAATTACGCACAATCTTATGCGGCATATAAAGGTATAGTTACACTTGAGAACTGGAATATAAATGAAATACAAGAAATTATTAATTCAGTAAGAGGGTATGAGAACGTAAAAATTGCATTCGAATTATTTCAGAACATTGAATACAAGAACCCTTCCTATACTTGCAGAATTAAACTCGTAGATGGACAAAACATACTACTTAGATACGAATGGGTTATAAAATCTGTTTCTGATGAGAATGTTCATTCAGTAGCATTAAACGATGCGACAAGAATACTTATGAGAGACATTTGGCTTACAGCAATAGATTCATTTAAAAATTTAGCTTATGGAAAATAAACAGACGGCAGTCGAATGGGCTGAAGATAAATTATCTGATTTAAACTCAGCAGTTGTTAATGGAGAAATCGCTCCTGAAGAATACCACGAAATAAGGGTTAATATATGGAAGAAAGCCAAAGCAATGGAGAAAGAGCAGTCAATAAAAGACTACAAAGCTGGGGCCGTAGGCGAAATATGGGAGCTTAATATTGACGAGAGTGCAGAATCTTATTACAATAAAACATACGCAAATGATACAACTAAGGGATTACCAGAAGAAAATAGTAAGCGACGGGGTTGGCATTATTAATATGGAAGCACAAATGATATTAGAACATACTGATATGAGATATACGTATGTTAATGGTTATGAAAGGCTATATAGATTGTATATTGATGGAGAAATTTGGTCAGTAAGATCTGGTAAGTTTTTAAAACAAGAGCTATCTAAAGGCTATAAAAGAGTAACATTGTGTATCAATGGTAAAACAAAAAGATATCAGGCACACAGATTAGTGGCTATGCATTTTATATTAAATCCATTGAAAAAACCTTGCGTAAACCATAAGGATGGCGATAGAATAAATAACCATATGCGTAACTTAGAATGGTGCACATATAAAGAAAATGAAAATCATTCGTATGACATATTAGGTAAAATAAATCATAACAGAAAATTATCTGCCGAAGCCTTAGAAGATATAAGAAGTAATGCTATAAAAGGTGTAAACAAATCAAACAAAGGCAATGTTGATAAATTTGCCAGTAAATACAATGTTAAATCAGGTACTATATTGAATGTATTAAAAAACAAATTTTATGTTAGAACTTAGAGATTACCAGAAAGATATTGTCAAAAAGGGCTCTTCTGTAATTTCTGAACACGGACTACTATACTTGTCTATGGCTGTACGCTTAGGGAAAACAGCTACGTCACTTGCTATCGCAGATGAGATTGGTGCAAATAATGTTTTATTTTTGACTAAATTGAAGGTTATTCCGGGTATTTATAAGGATCACAAAGACTTTGGGTTTAAGAGTAAGATAACTTGCATAAATTACGAATCCATCCATAAACTTGAGTCACAAAAATGGGACTTGATAATCGTAGATGAGTCGCATTCTTTAGGCGCACTGTGTAAGCCAAGCAAGCGAGCGAAGCAGGTGAAGGATTTGGTGTATAAGAACAAATGCAATGTAATATTCTTGTCGGGTACACCAACCCCTGAGAGTTACTCGCAGATATACCACCAATTGTACGTGCATCCTAACAACCCATTCAAACAATACGCTAACTTTTATCGGTGGGCGAATGACTATGTGAAGGTTAAGGTTAAATATATAGGTCAAATGAGGGCTAACGACTACTCAGGTGCGATTAAGGATAAGGTGATGGATGCTATCAAGCATCTAATGATATCTTTTACTCAAGAGCAAGCAGGGTTTACCACATCAGTGGAGGAGGCTGTACTGAAAGTCAACATGAAGCCTATCACCTATAAGCTAACTAACAAGTTAAAGAAAGACTCAGTAGTTCAGGGTGATGACGACACAATACTTGCTGACACCGGAGTGAAGATGATGAACAAGTTACACCAGATGTACTCTGGGACCATCATCCTAGAGTCGGGCAAAAGGTTGATATTCGACAACACCAAAGCTGAGTTTATCAAGTCTCACTTTGAAGGCAAGAAGATAGGTATCTTCTACAAGTTCAAGGCCGAGTGGGATGCGTTGAAAGAAGTTTTTGGTGACAACCTAACCGATCAGCTAGATGAGTTCAATACCACAAACAAGAACATCGCACTTCAGGTGCTGGCAGGACGCGAAGGAGTTAGTCTTAAGAACGCTGACTATTTAGTGTACTATAACATTGACTTTAGTGCTACGTCATACTGGCAAAGCCGCGATCGACTTACGACGATGGAACGAAAGTTCAACAAAGTCTATTGGGTTTTTGCAAACGGAGGCATCGAAGAGAAAATTTATGAGGCAGTACAACAAAAGAAAAATTTTACACAAGAGTATTTCAAAAAACATTTCTTAACTTAGCATGCTCGAATCGAAACGACAAACCAAAATACGCAATGCACTAATCAAAGACGGCTACTTCGTAACTAAACTTACAGTTACAAGTACTCCAGGAATACCTGATCTGCTTGCGATAAAAGATGGCAAAGCCTTATTCATTGAGGTTAAGCAACCGGGTAATGACCCAACTGAGTTACAATTATTCATGCACGATAAGCTGAGAGGCTTTGGATGCGAAGTTAAAGTTTGGACAGACTATGGAACAGATTATGGTAGCAGTACCAACGAGCATAATCAAGTGGATGGCAGCGATGCGGAAGGATACTTTTGATCAGGTAGCAGACGCATTAATCCACTTCTCGAATGAGTTGGAAGAAGATTACGAGAGAACGATTGTGTTCAGCGTAGTCGATGATGAACCGAAGTACTTTAGGTTTCACGCCTCTCCTGGAGAACTAACCTTTGATGGTGAAGACGAACCCACGGAGATGGTGTCAGTGGAATTACTCGAGCAGATAGATGTAGACGAGTTCTTAGATGAAGTCCTAGAAGGCAATCAAATTATTAAAGACAACAATTTAAAACGATTTATCGCAAGTTATGAGTTTATTTGAAAAACGTATCGCATATAAACCTTTTGAATACCCAGAGTATTTTACTGAAGGGTGGTTAAAGCAAGCCCAGGCATTCTGGTTATATACTGAAATCCCTATGTCATCCGATGTAAAGGATTGGAATGAGAATCTAACAGAGAATGAGAAGCACGTAGTAGGTAATATCCTATTAGGTTTTGCTCAAACAGAATGTGCTGTGTCTGACTATTGGACAGGCATGGTGACTGATTGGTTCCCTAAGCACGAGATTATTCAGATGGCAATCTTATTTGGAGCACAAGAGACAGTTCACGCAGCTGCTTACTCGTATCTGAATGATACCCTTGGTCTTGATGACTACGAAGGATTTATGCACGAGCCTGCGATTGCTGGTCGTATTGAGTCGTTGACATCTGTGCCACATAATTACAACTATAAGATTCTGTGCACATCTGCACCAGCACGTAGAGATGTGGCTAGATCACTAGCAATCTTCTCGGCGTTCACTGAAGGAGTGGCCTTGTACAGCTCATTCGCTGTGTTGTATTCGTTCCAAATGAACAATAAGCTAAAAGGTATCGGACAGCAGATGAAGTGGTCTGTAAGGGACGAAGCCTTGCACTCTAAGATGGGATGTCAATTGTTCCGTCATATGTGTGAGGAGTTCCCTGACCTAAAGACCGATGCCAAAGATGCCATCATCGAAGCGGCTAAGTTAACTCTTGAGATGGAGATGAACTTCATCGACAAGATATTTGAGAGAGGTGACTTAGAGAATCTAAAGGCATACGACCTTAAACACTTTATGCATAAACGCATCAATGACAAGTTAGTAGAGTTAGGCTACGATGCCATCTTTGCTTATGACCCTGCAGCTGCTGAGCAATTGGATTGGTTCTACCAATTAACAGCAGGCGTTGAGCATTCTGATTTCTTTGCAACAAGACCAACAGCGTACAGTAAAGCCAACGAAGGCGAAGACTGGAGTGATATGTTTTAACTTAAACTAAATATAATACAATGGAAGAATTATCTTTTGACCAACTAATTATTAATGTACACGACTGGGCTAACGAGAAGGGTTTAATAGACCCATCATTTGTAAAGTCTCAATTTGTAAAATGCGTCGAGGAGTTAGGTGAAACTGCCTCCGCTATCAGCAAGAATAAGCCCGATGAATTAATCGATGGCCTAGGTGACACATTCGTGACGCTTATTATCCTATCTCTGCAATGCGGAGTTACTCCACAAGAAGCATTGAACGCAGCGTGGAACGAGATTAAAGATCGCAAAGGGAAAATTGTTTCAGGTACATTCATTAAGCAATGACAAAGCACCATCCTATCCATGAACAGGACCTAATAGACTTAGGTTTTGAGAAAGTCTTTGTCTCTAAACACGAGTCAGGACATGAGCACGACTTCTACTACTATGTTTATGTAGTATCGAAGCACACCACAATGATAACTAACGCTGATGATGAGGCGAAACTTAGTACATGGCAGGTGTTTTTATTTGATGATGACTTTTACTTTGATGAGATAGAACCTCTAACAACTTTTTTAACATCCTTCAAATATGTCAAACTCCCCGATAAAGATTGAGATAGTGTTGCCAGATAAGTCAAACGCCTCAATCGACGCAAGCAGTGCCGAGAGTGCTGTACAAATGATAGAATTTTTACTTGAACTAATAAAATCTTTAGAAAATGATTAATCACGCAGAAAACCTAGGATGGGAACTAGATGTAGACTTCCCAGCTTGGGGTAACTCACCCGAATACGTAAAGACAATCTCAGGTGGATACCTATTAGCAGGAGAGAAACCAATAGATGCTTATCGCAGAGTGTCTAAGGCTGTAGCCGAAAGGTTAAACAAACCAGAGTTAGCAGATAAATTCTTTGACTATATCTGGAAAGGTTTTTTAAATTTAGCCACACCTGTGTTATCTAACACAGGCACTGATCGTGGCTTACCAATCTCGTGTTACGGCGTTGACATTGCTGACGCTGTTTATGACATTGGTACCAAGAACTTAGAAATGATGCTACTTGCAAAGCACGGAGGTGGAGTAGGCATAGGCTTCAATCGCATCCGTCCTGCAGGATCAAAGATATCTAAGAATGGTACATCAGATGGTGTTATCCCATTCACTAAGATATTTGATTCCACTATTCTTGCAACATCACAAGGAAACGTGCGTCGTGGTGCTGCATCAAGTAACCTAAATATTGAGCACAAAGACTTTGAGGATTGGTTGGAGATTCGTGAACCTAAGGGTGATGTGAATCGCCAGTGCTTGAATCTACACCAATGTGCTGTGGTGGGTGATAAGTTTATGCGCAAGCTAGAAGACGGTGATCCGGATGCACGTCGCAAATGGGGTAAGTTATTGCAGAAGCGTAAGGCCACAGGTGAGCCGTACATTATGTTCAAGGGTAACGTGAACAAGCAGAACCCTGAGGCATACAAGAAGAATAGTTTGAAGGTTTATATGACGAACATCTGCAGCGAAATCGTTCTGCATACAGATGAAAGCCATAGCTTTGTATGCTGTCTGTCCTCAGTCAACTTAGCTAAGTACGATGAGTGGAAAGACACGGACTTAATACACGTGGCTACTTGGTTCCTAGATGGTGTACTAGAAGAGTTCATTCAGAAAGCTAAGAATATGAAAGGCTTTGAAAACGTAGTTCGCTTTGCTGAGAAAGGTCGTGCTATTGGGTTAGGTGTTCTAGGATGGCATACATACTTACAACAGAAAGGTATCCCATTTGAAGGGTTGCTTGCTCAGTTTGAGACACGTAAGATATTCTCTCAGATTAAGATTGAGTCTGAGCGTGCATCACGTGATATGGCTGTTGAGTATGGCGAGCCATTATGGTGCGTGGAGACAGGTATGCGTAACACACACTTACGTGCTATTGCTCCAACGGTATCTAACTCTAAGCTAAGTGGTAATGTGTCAGCAGGTGTTGAGCCTTGGGCTGCTAACGTATTCACAGACCAATCAGCTAAGGGTACATTTATTCGTAAGAACAAAGAACTTGAGAAGGTGCTTAAGAAGATTGGCATTAACACTAAAGAAATCTGGGATAAGATTCTTGCTGATGGTGGATCAATCCAAGACATTGCTGAACTTGATGAATGGTATTATGTGAATGGTAAATTAACGAATGATGTTCCAGAAGATTCTGACCACATTAGAGTCAAAGAGGTGTTCAAAACATTCAAGGAGATTAACCAATTAGAATTAATTAAGCAGGCAGGTATTCGTCAGCAATACATTGACCAATCTGTTTCATTGAACTTGGCATTCCCATCACAGGCTACACCTAAGTGGATTAACCAAGTACACATGGAGGCTTGGAGACAACGCATCAAAACATTGTACTATATGCGTACTGAGTCAGTATTGAGAGCAGATATTGCCACACGTGCTACTGATGAAAGTTGCATTTCGTGTGACGGGTAGCAATATATTATAATTTTAACACAGCACTGTATTATAATTTTAACACAGCACTATATTATAATGAAGAAGATAAGTACACTATTTAGAAAGAATCCAGATAAACTTGGATTGGTTATCGATGAAATAGATCCTCAGAATACGTGGGTGTCAGAAATAGATGTTGTAGCGACACAGAAGTTTGATGGCACAGCATGTGCTATTATTAACGGAGAGTTGTATAAGCGATACGATGCAAATAAAGGTAAGGTTGCTCCTGATGGAGCAATCCCTTGCCAAGAACCAGATGAAGTCACAGGTCATCATCCACACTGGGTAAAGTGTGATAGATATAAGCCAGAAGATAAATATTTCTTTGAGGGGTTTGACGGAATGCCACCTTGGGAAAGAGTGTATGGTACTTATGAATTGTGTGGGCCAAAGATAAATGGTAACCCTGAAAATTTGTCAACCCACATGTTATTGAAACACGGGCTATTTAAAATTGGGTTATCCTCAACGGACTTCTGGTACTTAAGGGGAAGATTAAAGAAACTTGATATAGAAGGAATAGTTTTTCATCATCCTGATGGACGCATGTGTAAGATACGTAAGTCTGATTTTGGTCTTAAAAGATAAACATTTACCTTTGTTACAACATACTTCTCCTGCATCCTATAAGAACTGCACGCTAAGGTTGGCTCTCCAGGTGTACAACTGCGACCCTTAAAGAAGTTTTTTCACAAGTTTGGTCAAGCCTCTTAGAAATAACGTAACCAAACAGTAATCGGGTTCATGCCATAAGAACTGAGCCCGATTCATTTTTTTCTTTGAAAAAGTATACAAGTAATTAGATAATTAACTAAATTTACAAAGGTTAAAGTGATAATTATTTTGAAAGGGGAGGTGTTTATCGTTTTACATCTCCCCTTACTTGTTTATGAAAGAGCATATAGACTATACAAACACAACAATTCGCTTCATCAATAAGATGACAGACGAGATATACGAGGCTCTTATCGACAAAGAGTACGAGGATTTACAAGACTCCATTTCAATTTTAATCGAAAAATTAAATCAATTACGCAATGAAACCTTACCTAGAATTCGCACTAGAGTTGCACCAACAAGGCGACCTTAACAAAGCCGAGATTGCCAAAAGAGTTCAAGAGCATTACAACATGCACGATCGAAACGTCGAGACTCTTCGCAAAAGAATATCCGCATACATTTTAAAATCAGAGCACCGTGGCCTTGCTGATGAGTGTGAAGCTGCAGGTATATCGCTGGCAGACACACAACACTATTGGTATAAAGGAAAGCATTACTCTGTTTTTGCAAAGTCAAATGTAAAGACGGAAGACGTTCCTTATGAGAATGTAATTCGTGACATCATAGGTTCTTATAATCCATCAAAGATACAATCAATAGCCAAACACAAAATCTCCTCTCCTGTCGCAATTAAGGCTACTGTATCGGATTGCCACGTAGGATTAGAGCCTAATCCAGGTGGAACTTCTTTATTTGCTTACGAATACAATGAACAGATTTTTAAAGATAATTTATCTAAAGTGTTTAACTCTTTATGTAAAGAACGAGACGCTAATGGTAAATTTGACTTATTGGTTATTGATGATCTTGGTGATGGCCTTGATGGCTGGAATGGTCAAACCACAAGAGGTGGTCATGGTTTAGACCAAAATATGAATAATGAAGAGATGTTCCGAGTTTTTGTAGAAGGTAAGCTAAATCTTATTGAAAATTGCATCAAAGAGGGTATTGCTAATGAAATTGTAGTTCGAAATGTAGCTAACGATAATCACTCTGGATCATTTGCATCCATTGCAAATATGACTATTCAGATGCTATTAAATAGAACTTACTCGCCTGATGATGTGTCATTTTACATATTAAATAAGTTCATGGAGCATTTTGAATACGGAGACCATACATTTATCTTGACTCATGGCAAAGATGCCAAGCATATGTTTAAGGGTTTGCCTTACAACTTAAATGACAAGGCAGTGTCTTTTATAAATGACTACATAGATCATTATGATATTCGTTCAAAATATATCCACGTAGAGAAAGGTGACTTGCACCGAGTTGGGTATGATAGAACAAAGAAGTTTGATTACCGAAATTTCATGACATTTGCACCTCCTAGTGCATGGGTTAGCCACAACTTTGGGGATTGTTATTCAGGTTATTCAATTCAAACGGTGCCTAAATTTAATGGAGAAATTAGTCATACAGATTACTATTTCGACATGAAAAAGAAGATTTAGTATTTTTGTTGTAATTATAACTGTTGCAGAGTTAAATTATAAAAACATTAGCATTGGAGAGTAAGGCTGCAACCCTGAAATCCAATGCTTTTTTATTATGGAAGAAATATTTAAAGACATAGCTGGATACGAAGGCCACTATATGGTGAGTAATTTAGGAAATGTAATTTCATTAAAATACAATAAAGTTCGTAAAATGAAATTAAGGTTAGATCAACATGGTTACCCTACGATATGCCTATGGAAAGATGGTAAAAGCACATTTCCTAAAGTACACAGATTGGTATATGAAGCATTTATTGGTCCGAGAGGAGACAGTATGACTATAAATCATATTGATTATGATAGAGCAAATAATAATGTAAATAATTTAGAGTCAGTCACATATAGGGAAAATTCTTCACACAGAGCCTTAAGGGAAAATAAATCATCTAAATATCTTGGCGTGGACTATAAACGAGGCGTATGTAAATGGGTTTCCAGGATAACATTTGAAGGAAAAAGATATCACTTAGGTATATTTAAAACAGAAATAGAGGCATTTGAAGCTAGAATGAAGTTTGAAAAAGAAAACAATATTATTAATAAATATTTTAGTAATTTTACAGAAATATATGAAAATGACAGTACAAGAATACGTTAGTGCATTAATGGAGATTGAGAATGTATCTCATATCGCACACTTACAGACATCATCATTTGCAGAGCATAAGGCTTTGAATGAATTATACGATGGGATTGTTGACCAGTTTGATGCATTCGTTGAAGCATACCAAGGTAAGTATGGCATCATTAAGGGATACAAATCCTTTAAATTAGAAGAAGGCGTCGATATGATTTCTTACTTGAAAGAAAAAATGACAGCATTTGATGCGTATCGTGGCACGTTAACTGACGGATACTTGCAGCAAATGGTTGATAATACGCAAGAGTTATTAAGCTCTACGTTATACAAATTAAGATTTTTAAGTTAGAATTGCGTATAAGGTGATTAATTAAAAAGGGGACTCTTGGTCCCCATTTTTATTACCTAGCATCTTTCTCAATCTGCTGTTTTACCTTTTCGTTTACCCTAACAGCTTCCGTGAAAAGTATGTTGGTGGAAGCAAGCAATTCTACTGCTAGTACATACACTAACTTTGATTTATCTTCGTAAGATAATTCAATCTCATTACCAAATCTGTCTGTATAACTGTCACTAGTAATCATATTAATAGTGTCAGCCATATCAATAAACGGTCTTACTGCAATCTCAGGAACACCTCCAATAAAACCAAGTAAAGCATCCCAGGTACTTTGTGGTTTATATTCATATAACTTAGCTCTTTCCTCTTCAGGTAGATCTGATTGAACTAAATCAGCCAATGAATTTATAAGTGCCACTACAGCTGTATCTCCTATATTAGGTATTGGAGATAACACATCGGTTGCAAATTTTGTTGTTGCAGACTTTATGTATTTATCTCTTCGCTTTTCTTTTTCATCTTCATCCTCATCTATACCAAGTATTGAGTTAGCTACAATTATAATTCCTGAATTAATTGTGGCGGCCATCGCCTCAAATAAAACCATTTCTGCTGCTGTAGCTGAAAGCGACTTGATAGCATCGACCTTATCCTGGTCGCTAGATGCTTTAGACGTAAGTATAGTTATGTCTGTAGTTATCTTATCCTTTGCATTAAAAATAAAACTACTGAATGGGAGTATCATTGACCTGGTCATGGTAGTCCATGGATTCTTTGTTGTCAAGAATTTACCCATCATATCAGATTCAGATACATTTTGCTGAAGATTTACTTGGTCTTCCGCGTAGTCCGCAGCCTTCTTGTTTAGCTCATGATTTTTCCAATCAAGGTTACTTGTATTAATACCTTGTTTCTTTAAGTCATGTAAATAGTAAGCAAACCAAGAAGCACGAGCAGCGATAACATCACCTTGCTTCAAAAAGTTATCTAAATATATCTTACCCGCTTTACCTATAAGCTCGGAAGATTTATTTACAAATTCTTCAACTTTAGTTGAGGAACCCAAATCAACCTGATCAATAACCTTGTTAGCCGACTCGATAGCTGTTTGTGATTCTAAACCACGATTAGCAATGCCGTACCCTGAGTTCTGTAAGAACTTAGTAGCGTCTTTATTTTTCAGTAATCTAAATCCTTGAATTGTAGATGCTGGGTCATCCGCTAAATTTATTAGCGTATTTATTAAGGCTGTACCACCTTGCTTAATGAATGATGTAACTGATCCTAATGCACGAGAAGTACCATATCGGCTAATAGATTGAATAATCTTAGCAGCAGCCTTCTCGTCTACGGAACCAGTAGCTACATTCTTTGACCTAACTTCATTTACATAGTAGTTTAATCTATCCTTTATTACCGCTCTATCTTTAGGGTCAGGATATATTTTATCAAATGAAGGAGACTGAGTGAACCCTCTGTATTGCTGAACGTATGGTGCGGTCTTTATGTCAACTAGCATTTTACGCAATGCAACAGAGTTATTGTAATCAAAGTCAAAACTTAAAACTCTACCCTTAGGCAAAGATTTAATTCTATTGTTCTTCATCAAAGTACCTGATGGTTTTTGATTTAAGAAATCAAATGCCATTTTATAAATAGATGATTCACCAACATCGCCAACTTCTTTTTCAACTATCTGTTCAAAAATGTCTGGAGTGTAATCAATATCATCTTCTAATACCGTATTGTATACAGAAGAAGCAATTTGTTTAACTTCTGGATAAAACTTCTTATATGTGTTAACCCAAAAATCAACAGCTTCTTTATTTTTAGGGTCAATTAATTCACCTACCTGTTCTGGACTAGAAGCGTCTCTAATTTTATCATAAATAGCATTTTCTATTTTACCCTTTTTAACCAACTTGGAATCTTTTGAGTTTAACAATTCTTGAATAGACTCTTCTACTATTTTTTTTCTTCTTGTAAACTCGTCTTGCTTCTGCTCTTGCGTTCCGTTTACCGATCTTTTTAAAGAAGCATAGGTTTGTCTTTCAAAAACATTTTCTATGTCGTTGAAGTTTTTTCCATTAGGTTTTGTTTTTTGGAATTTATTAGAATAGGCTTCTTCAATTCTGTCAACAATTGCATTAGCTTGGCTATTTGCATTAGAAATACCTCTAAGCCCCATTGCATCAAATACCTCAGACCCAACCTTGCGGCTTCTGTGAACTAAGTCTAAGATAGATTTTACTGGAGAAAACGCAGAAGTCCATATTCTTGATAGATAATTAATAGGTTTACTACCAAATACTCTTCTAAAACTTTGAGCCACAACCCCTTTATCCTCAAAAGACTTAGCCTTTTCTGCACCTATGTAATTCTGGTACATAGTCTCCATATTATCAACAATATCATTTACGATATAATTTTCTAACGCTTCGGCAGCTCTGTACGAATCTCTAATAGACATTAAATCCAAATCCATACTAGTGAAGTTTTTAAGCAACTTCTTAGTATAAGCATCTAATTCCAATTCTTCGTTAGTCAAAGGATTAAAACCGTCTTCTAAAATAGAATCAGCAATATCTGTCATTGAATAAAACAACTCCTTTATATTGCTTCTGATTTCAGCTTCGTTCTCTATTGTATCTGGTGCTGTGCCAGCCTCAACAGACATGACATAACTCTGAATCTCGGCAAGACTCATGGATGCGTCGATAAGACCAGCTTCCGCTAAGTAATCGTATTGGTCTAGTAAAGTGTTCTTCACTTTCTCTTCTTGCTTTGCTAACTCGTCTGCAGTAAACGTAGACACAGCATTAATTGAAGCAGCCTTTCTAATTGGCTTCTTAATTGCATCATATACTTGTCTTGCATTCTCTAAGTATGTGTCAATATCAGTAAACTCAGGAATTACTTTTGCAAAGTCCTTAGCCATTTTAGCTACTGACGCTTGCAAAGTATCTGACTTAGACAACTTCTTAATTCTGTTTCTAAAGGTAGTTGCCTCTTTGATACGATCTTGGTAGTCCGCACGCTTGAACATCTTATCCATACGCTCAAACAAACGCTCACGCATAACTGGGTTAAGGATGTTTGTCTTAGCTAATGAATTAAGCAATGACTTCTGTTGTGGTTTGCTTAATGCACCACGAGTAATCATTGACTTAATCTTTTCTACTACATCTTTTCGCACTTGGTCAGTAGCTTTTTCTGCACCTTTAGCAGCCTTAGCTTCAAGTTTAATTTGGTCTTTAAGTGCAGTCATTTCATTGACTGTTACTTTCTTTTGAGTAGGCTCTCCTAATACTTTTTTAGCAGATGGAGCCTTCTTTTCTTTTACACCAAACTCTTTGTTGATATCACGCAACATTTGCTCACGAGTCACATCATCTGCTTGCTCGTACGCAACTGTTTGTTGCATGTATGCAATACCGCCTTGAACAGCCTCTTTTCTTGGGCGACCACGCTGTAATGCTTTATTAACAGCATCAATACCTTTTTGAACAGCATTAACTTGCGTTTCATCAGCAGGCTTAACCTGCTCTTCAACAACAGGTTCAGCTTTAAGTGACTTAGATGCATCAATAACCAAGATATTCTTAATACCTGGCTTCAATGTTTTTTGGTCAATATCAGTATATCTTACCGCTTCAAAACCTCTTTCTTTTAACGCATCAAAAACTTTCTTAATATCTTCTTCTGGCAATGCTTCTTCAAACCGAGGGTCGATTAACTCAAAGAAGTTAGCATCTGTAGGTAAACCTAATTCTTCCATTATAGAATAAGCATCTGCCTCGTCAGCAATCTTACCCTTATCTAAAAAGAATTTAGATACCTCACCATCAGACATTTTAGCATATTCATTAGCCTGACTAGCATCTTCTGATACATATAAAGGTCTACCTTCTTCTAGTGATGGTAGATTACCTCCATGAAACACTTCAATAGTTTCGGTTGGTGCTACTTCTTCTGTAGCCATCTGAATCATACCGCCTGCTTCAGGTTTTACTTCTTCTGCTTTAACATCTTCTGCTGGTAATGCTGCTAATTCTGCATCATACTTGGCATTTATGTTTTTCTTTTCATTTGTTGTTTTTGGATTTTCAATCAAATCACCTACACCATCTACTTCACCTGACCAAACAAAAGGACGCATTGGCATTGATTTTAACTCTGCTTGCCTCCTCGCTTCTATGTCAACTACTTCTTTTCTTTGACCTTCTTCGGCAGTGCCTTGAGGTTCTGCTTGGGTGATTCCTTCCGCCACTTCTCCGCTAACTCCGGCTTCTGGCTGTACAGGTACTTCACTTGTTGTTTGCTTTTGAACGGCATCTTTTTGTTGTTTAAGGTTATTTTGTTGTTTAAGTAAATCGTCTAATAGTAACTCCTTCGCACTCTTATCCATAGATGCATCATCTATAATAGACTTAGCACTATTAAAGTTCTCCTCTAACTTATCATCAATGTCAAATATCTGCTTCACTTGATCAGCAGATAAGTTGGCTGCAATTGCTTCGTTTTTTGCCATGATGGCTTCATTCTCCGCAACGAGTTCGTCAATCTTTTTGTTAACAATTTTGTTTACACGAGGATCAACATCATCGCCATGCTCAAGGTTGAGGCTTTGGATGGTATTTAAGTTATTGTTTAACTTATCTCTTTGCTCTTTAGGGATTATCTTACTAGCCACATATCTACGTGCAGCACCAACACCCTCACCTGCTAAAGATACACCACCACTCCCAACAAGACCAAGTACAGCACTATTAGCTGATTTTTTTAGTATATCAGAAATATTAATTTCTTCTCCCTTTGTTATTTTGTCTGAGGTTTCCTGAATTAAGGTAGTAGCACCCTCTGATAATCCCTCCAACCCCATGTCCTTAACAACGGATGTAACAACACCTTCAGCAATAGCTCTTGCTGCAGTAGGAGAACCAACGGCATTGCCAATTGCTTTGCCAATAATGCCACGTGTAATGCCTTCTGTTTTTTGCTCTACAACGCCATATATACCAGCATTTATCAAATCACCAATACCAACATTGCCTTTGGATTCAGTGATATCATCGGACCGTTTGCCTGCTGCAACAGAGACACCTAATAACGCTGGATTAATTGAATAAGAAGCAATTGCAGGTAGTGATTCTACAGTGGTTTTTAATCCTTGATAAAGAATATTTTTAACTGATTCTGCATTTGGATTGTTTTTGAATTTTATTAATTCATCAATCGCAGACACCTCTTGTTGTCTAGTCTTCTTGTATATGTCTTCCGACTTTTTATTTAAAAAATCGGTAGCCTCTTGGGATGTTTCTGCCATCTGACCCATAGGTGTAGTAGCCGATAACGAATCTCGGATCTGTTTTTTTACAGAGGAAGGTAGCTTATTGAATTCACTGGAACGACCGGTAGCACTAGCAACAATGTCTAATGCTGCATTCTGTGCGAAAGCAGGAATAGATGCTATGTTAGCTAATGTTTTTACACCAGCCCCTTTGAGCGTATTCCAAAGGTCGTCAATCATTCCGATTTCTTCCTTATCCTCTTTTAACTGAGAACCCGATAAAGATTTCGTAGGTTGAGATACAGATTTTGAATCCAAAGTAGTGGAACTTGCTACTTGTGGTTGGACTTTTTTTTTTACAGGTGTAGGTTTTTGAGCACCAACAATTGCCGAGCTAAAGTCTATATCTTGTTCTAATTCCGCCATTTATATGTTTTGTTAGGAAATTGTTTAATAATTTTAGCTTTAATTTCTTCGTCAGTTAAGTTTTCGCCTCTATCCTGGGCAGCTTTTCTGGCAGCATTCATATCAAATGTCATTGTCTCTTTCTTTGCGGGCTTTATATTGACACCTCTTAAGTCCGCTTCTTCAACCGCTTCATCAAAATCAGCAATTCCTTCTGATACATTTGATTTGCCTGTCATATAGGCATATGCCTGAGCTGGAGTTCTGAATTCCTGAATAACCTCTTCTTTTGTTTTACCACGAGGAATGCCTTTTAATACGTTTGTACCATCAGCTCTTTGCACTACAACTGGCTGTCTTACTCCATTATCAATAGCCACTTGCTTAACTTCTCCAAATCTATTTAAACCACCTGTTGGATCCATAAACTCTAAAGCAGCTTTAGCTTTGTTAATATTTCTAGTCAACCTCTTCTCTTCCTTCAATTCAAATACAGAAGGTTTGTCAGCTTTCTCGGCTCTTTGAGGAGCATACCCTTGTGTCTGCGATTCTTTCTGTCCAACGCCAACTTCGATTTGGTCTCTAACGTACGCTTCTGCAGCCTTTTGCTGTGTAGGAGTTAACTTAGGCGTTAGTACACCATTCACTCTTTCTGCTGTGATTATTTTGTCAGCAGGAACTCCTTTTGCAATAAGTGCTTTTTTCTCAGACTCTGTTTCTGCGGCTTGATATCCACCAGCATAGTCAATTAGTATACTAGTAGCTTTAAACGGAGTTACAGTCATCGCTGTTACCTGAGCACTTACCGCTGCTTGATACTTAGGATTCTCTCTAGCATTCTCACTAACCTTAATTTTACCCCCACCTAAATCTGTTACCTCTCCAAATTCAGCAACACGTTTTAAGAATGTAGAAATTCCGTCATTTAAATCAACCCTCTTATCAACGATATTACTTTCGTTTATCATCGATACTGGGCTATAAACATTACTAGTACTATCTACCTTACCGGTTTGAGGATTAGCTTTAGTTCCGTAAATACGCAATGAATCAGGATTTACATAAAGTTGGCCATCCTTAATATCTAATTGTTGTCCATATTTTTCTGAACGATATCTTCCAAATCCAGACATCTCGCCACTTTCGTTCATTTTTTGGATTTTACTTAAAATACCTGCATTTAACTTAACGGCTTTAGACACATTGCCCCAATCAGTCATAAGCGTATTTTTCTTTAGCTTATAGTCTGACATGTTAATAGCACCTCTTTTCAATAAATCATATTGAGTTTTAAGTGCATTTCTAGCCTGATCAACACCTTTGTATAAATATTCGTTTAAGGTTTGGTCTGTCGTAGTTTCGTACTCTCCAATTTTCTGAAAGGTAGTTGCAAAATCATCTTCAATTACTTGTCGCTTATCGTCTCTGTCTTTCTTTACCTCATTGTATTGATCAAATAATTGCGTACCAATTTTACCCCAATCTGTTGGAGGTACTTGATTACCTATATATCCTGCAAATTCTGCCATGTTTTATTAATTAACGTATAGATCCTGTCAAACCACTTAAACCTAAAAAGTTTTCGTATTGGCCTTGTCCATATCTAAGATTAGATAAGTAGTCGTTCTGTAATTGAGATTCATAACCGGCTCTTGCATTATCATAGTAATTTGACGGCATACTTGTTAATGATGGAGTCATCGCGTTCATTGCATTTGCTGTGTTGGCCTGACTAACCGGTGTGTTTATTTGACCACGCATTTGTTGCAACTGAGGAGTAAGTGCTTCGTAAGCATTTTTTTGAATCTGAGTACCAGTTAGTGTACCATTTCTATTCAATCCTTGTGCCGCTTGTTGTTCAAACAAAGGTCTATTTGCTAAGCTCTGAGCCATAACATTACCAGCCGTTTGAGCTAATCCTTGAATCCCTGCATTTATTTGACTCTGCCCTGCCGCTGCTGCACCCTGAGCACCTAACAATCTCTGTTGTTCTAAAGCAGCTTGTCTTGCTAAATTACGCTGCTCGACATTTTGTGCATTTTGTGCTTGGTATAAGTCTCTCTCGTATTGTGCTTGTTGTGCTTGTGCTGCTAAAGCTAAGTCTTCAGCACGACCTTGTGTATTCAAGGCCGTTAATCCACCAAGAACTCCTGCTGCACCAATATCTTGTAAACCTTGAAGTTGTTGTGCTTGACGTGCTTGAACGTTTTGTTGAGCCATGTCTAAACCAAGAGTTGGAACTTGTAGGTTTCTGAATCTGTCAGCCTCTTGCATTTGAGCAATAGATTGAGCTGCTTTTGCTGCGGCTTGCTGAGCTTCACCTTTGGCGTTAGCTCCTTGAATGATATTCATCGCAGACCCACCTGCGGCAATACCTCCTAAAATTATTGTTGATGCTGCGGGCATATTATAACTGTTTTATCATTTCTGTGCAGTTTGTGGAAGACTTTTGAAATCCACAATTCTCGTATTTACTAATCAAACTATTGTTAATAAGACAAGTCCAAACTGCTTTATGTCCAGCTTCTTTACAAGCCTGTGATATTGTTTCAATCAATAACTCAATAGCCTCGTGCCTATCCTTGTCTTTGTATTCAAAATTAGATACTATAAACTCGCAAAATGCGATTCCGGAATTCGTGAAATAGGCAAATCCTGCACATATATTCACGTTTTCTTTTGAAATCATAAAACCACCTAATCCATTGTTGGGTAACATTTCTTTCGGAGGGGCTTGCCATCTCCAATCTTGCCACCATTTTACCAACGTATTATCGTAGTCACTTTCGTTTAGTAACCTAATATTAAATTTCATTCTACAAATATAATTAAATTATCAAGGATAACTCTTGAAAACATCAGAAGTTACCATAAACATTTCAGTGTAATCAGTATCGCTGTTTGTGAACTCTACGCTAAGGTATGTGCCTCTTGTTGGTGTAGACTCTGCTACCGGGTTCTTTTCATAAAGAATAAAGCTACCATTAGTCGGTTCGGTTCCTGTTACATTAACTGTAACCGTTGTTGCGGTGTGTGCGGTAATCGGCCCAATCAATGTTAGTACACCTGCGTTAACCCAATAAAGGTTGTCGCCTGTGCTAATAATGTCACCTATATTAAACGTGAACGTAAGTAATCCTGCAGCGTAAGTTGTCACATTACCAATGCCCTGAACAGATGTCATTGACACATCATTGTTTGATGAGCTCAATCTTCGAATGTAAGCGTACCAAGTTCCTTCTTTTAACTCATACCACGTCGAATCAATTTCACCAGCACCTTGGTCAGATATGATAGCTGTATCCCAAGCTGTTGTAGAGTTGGTAGCAATTGTTTTAAACGACTTAGTTTGATACGGCTCATTATTGAACACCGTAGTAATCTTCGATGGATAAAGTACACCGTAGTAGCTGTTGCGTACCGGGTTTGAGTTATGCTTATAAAGATTACCGTTCTTGAACGTATACAAATAATTATTCATAGACACCATCCACTCAGGTAAGTATGAGTGGTATGATGTCCATCCTGACAATCTTGGTGAATATGTTATTGTATAGTTAGCCATTTCTTATGCAAATTTACTTATTTAATTATACAGGACAACCATAAAAGGCTGTTATTTGTATTGAACCATTGTACGCTGGAGGAGGTGTGCTTTGTGTAAGCGTAGCTCCTGTGTAAGTGTAGAATGTTGTAGTTGGGAATGGTAACACATATCTTCTTCCTACAGAATCAGGAGCGATAGTTGTATAAGCAATTCCAACACCTGGAGAACACTCAGATAACTCATAATAAGTTGTAAGAGTTGGACATCCTGTCAATCCTGTATCTGTGATTGCAAGTAACGTTCCTCCTGGGCTAGACGACAACACACTAGTTACAGTATAAGTAGAACCGCCAGATTCGACTCTATCGTTTACAGCAAAAGTACCTATTGCATACGCTTGTGAGTTAGCAGTAGATCCGTCAGAACACTTGTATAATGCATACCAATCAAACGTAGGCGTAGGACAACCCTCTTCTCCTGTAGTTACAATTGGAATCAATGTGCCAACTGGCTCTGTATTTAATATATCTGTAATAGTGTACGTTGCTCCATCAGAAGTAACTCGCTCATTTAAAGCAAACGAATCTTCTGCATATTGCTCTGAATATGTTGTTGCTAATGTATCACAATTTAATAACTCGTACCAATCGTAAACCGGCGGCTTAGTGGCCTGAGTTACAGTTATAACAAGATTCTCTGTGCAACCGGATACTGTGATGTTTAAGTTTCTTGGAGCACCAAGGTTCTCAAGTACTTCTACATATATCACCTCATTGTCTGAACCATAGTTATCGCTAACTGTTAACCAGTCATTATAAGGAACCGTTACAACCCAATCCGTATTTGACTCGATGTAGAACGACTTCTTTTGAACCGTACCATCAAACGATAAACTAGTAGGCGTAACTGATATTGAGCACGTTCTTAGTTTTCTATCATTGTCAACAGATAATACATAGTGCTCAAAGTACGGATCAAACATACCTAACTTTACTACATTGGTGTCTAAGTTTGCTTTGAACCAGTTCTTTAATCCTTGTGATGAAATCTCAAACAACCCATTAGGTTGCAAAGCTAAAACAGCACCACGTCTAGCGTCAGTAAAGAATAAGTCATTACCCCATATCGCAAAGCTCTCTGGATTAAGACTAATACCATACTCTCCTTGATAAGAAATCTGCGTTCCTAATACCTCAGGGATAGATGCCACAACACCACCTCCAGTAGAGTCGCTTAGTAAGTTCTTCCCATAAAGCACCTTAGAGATTTTATTCTCTTGGAATACCACTAAGTCCGTGTCTCTTGAGTACAGCTTCTGGATTGAGCCAAAGAATCTATCTAAATACTTAAAGTTACCAAGCGATAGGTTAAACTCATTCAATCTGTTGATAGCAGATGTCTGAGTGTAAATACCGCTATAAGTAAGAGCTTGAACTAATGTCTGCTGCTCATATCCTTCAATAGTAGAGTTAGCACGTGGGCTAAACTGCATCGTTGCAGCATTCCAATCGTCTCTAATTCTGAAACTTTCTACTCCGTTACCGAAAGTAAATGCATTAAAGTCTGAGTTAAAATCAAGCGTATTTAAATCTATTATCGCCGGAGCACCCAATGCAATGTCCTGATTGTCAATATTTCCATAGTGATTGCCATCGATAATAGGATACGTTTGTGAAAGCTCATAGTATATATCTTGGTTGGTGTCTACTGGAACGGTCTCAAATATAATCGAAAACTCCGATTGTTGTAATGAGAACTGGGTATCAATAGCAGGGTTTGTCCCACCTTGCTCTGAATAAAAATACATGTAAACAGGATACGACAAGGTCACAGGTCCAATAGATGTACCTTGATCTATACTTCCTGGTCTTCCGGTTGTTAATAATTGACCTCTTCTAAAACAAACATTCTTGGGGCCAATGCTTTGTGCAGCATCGTCGTAAGCTACCCACTTTTGATATGCAGAATCTTCGATGAACCACTCCTCTATATTGACATAATCTCTTGTCGAGATAAATGTCTGAGTAATCCATTGATCTGTTCCATTAGTCTCCTTATACTTAAACGTCAAAACAGCACCTGCCTTAATCGGCCGATCGGTATTGTAAGCTAATGACTCACTCCAGCCATCTAATGTAAAGAATACTCCTGGAGGGAAATCGTCACCATAATCAATCGGGCCACCGAATATATTTAAACAAACATCTTGTAAGTTACCTCTACAGTTAACAACCCAGTAATCTTTAGTGGTGTGACCTGTGTTAGATAAAAATCTAATTGAACAAGTACTTCCAGAGTATGTAAGTGTTTGATCTGCTGCCGAGTTTATAGTAACACCACTGGCAACTAATGTTTTATAATTGCCATCGTAAGAAACGTAATATTTGAATGTATCTGCTACACCACCTGTAGAGTCTATCTCTACATAGAATCTAGCATCATTTGTCCCTGTGTAAACATTGCTACCACCGGTAATCATGTCATCAATACCAATACCGTAGAATATCGACTCCTCTGCTACGTTAAATCTATTTTCAACTAACGTAGTTGCTGTACTAGGAAAACCACCTAAGTTGTCATCCTTGTAATAAGTAACAGGAGGAAGTACTGTGCTTTCAATCTTAACCTTAAAGTAAACACCTGCAGGCTGATTTGTATCAGCACTGTTCAAGAAGTTTGCTGACTTAGATTGAACATCCAATACCTTATACTGAATATTGGTATTATTAGTAGCTCCTTTCAAAAACATGTAAGAACCAACAGTGATTTTATCTTGGTCTGCTTGGTTAATCAAGAACCACTTGAACTGACCGTCTTCAAAATAAGTCAATGGGAATACATTGTAGTACTCCTGCTTATCTTGCTTAATCATGAAGCGGTAATGCGTAGCAAATGCTGGCGGCTGATAAGTCCCATCAATTGTCACTCGAATGTTGTTTGCATCAATTGCGTTAGATGCAGGGATGTATATCGTGTTTGTGTTCTCCGTTGGCGTAATGACAGTAGTTGTTCTACCGTAATCATCCAAGTACACAATACCAATCTCGTAATCTCTATTACTCTTAAATGTAGGCGTAGGCGTGCCACTAACTACACTGTTAGATAGTAATGATAAACTAAACTTAGGGTCAATCGGCTCCTTATTCTCTTTTACTAAATCAAAGAATTGAGTGTAGTTACCATAAACCAAACGGCTACCAATAAGCTCTTGAGACTTTGCCTTAATAGGCACGTTATCAAATAGTCTATTAACCTGCTCGATAGGCAGAACCGTAAACACCTTATTGTTCTTAAAGGTGAACGAGTACTCTGTATTGTCGTCGTAGTTATTTAAGCTCTTAACTAAGCTGTCAATAATGTATGTATTAGTGCTCTGCGTATCTCTAAACACCAACTGAACCTCCTTCACGTTCTTTGAACCTGAATTAAAAGTAATGTCAGCAGTGTTGAAGTTGTTCACCATTGAGATGTTCTCAGACACACCATAGTCGTAGGCATACTCTTTAGGGAAGAACGCCACAGGAGAAAATGGTGCCAAAGCACTATACTCGTTATCTAAATACTTGTAACGATAAGAGAAATACAAAAACTTGTTCTCCAAGTTGTTTGCCTCACCTTCTGAATACAAGTTAATAGTTGGTGCAGACAATGGAGGTGCCAAGATGACGTTAATGTCGGCCTCAGTGAATCCATCTACTGCATAATTCTTAGCACGATCAATGTTGATCCTACGTGGAGGATTTAGATTGTCAGTCCAGAAAAGTAGTCCGTTGATATAGTTTATGCCTGTAACAAAGAACGCCTTGTCAAAGCCAAGCAATGAAGCCGTAGTGGGTGTTGCCTTAGTGGCCTGCAACACAGGTGTAGTCGTATCTGTTAATTCATTGTATTCGTAGATAGCATCCAACGTATCAGATGCCACTAACCAATAAATACAGTTATTCGCCTCGTATGCTAACGACCCAATAGTTAATGCGTTAGTTAACTCGTAGTCAGTTCCCTTCAGAATATTACCTAAGTAGTTCTGTGCCACACCATTGTGAGACCCTTCAGAAGACACGAATGCTCCGTCAGAATCACCCACAATAATGTTTAGTGCATCTTGATATACACCATCAGGTAAAAAGTGAGGGTCAAGGTCTTTATTCATGACCCCCGAAAGGAAATTTCTTTGAAGTTCTATCATTTACTTAATCCACTTAGATTGGCCTCTCATGTTCATTAACAAGCGACCTGGGTGTAAATTACTTAATCTAATCTTTGCGTTTCTCCAATTGGAAACTTTCTCTTTGCGAGCTCTATTGATAATGTACTCAGGCTGGTTTGCTTTATTGTTCAATATCGCCCATTTGATGTACGAGTAAATGTACTCCTCTGCTAACTTGTTAACAATAATCAAGTTGTCATCACCTGGATACATGCCATCAGAGATGTATTCAACCAACACAGATTGTCTTGCAACACCTGAACTAAAGTTAATTACACCTGATACCTTATCAATTCTGAATGAGGGGTTGACGTTTGCCACCTCTGTGTTCATTCCGTAAGCCGCACCGAAGCCCTGAGTGAAGTACCATAGACCATCTACGTACCAACCCCACTGATTATTGAATGGACATAACATATAGTTCTCGCCATCAATACGCGACAGGTCTAATTTAGAGGTTCCTTGTAACGCATTACCTTGGTCATCAAATAAGATTTGATAATCATTATCTTGTAAAAACTCAATAGCAGAATTTGCTTGAGTATTCTCATGCATCGGATACAAATTACCACCCCAAAACAAAGAGATTCTAACATAGTTCACATAATCAGGAGGAAGCACAAACTTCAAATCATCACCCACATCTAACTGAAGCGTGTTGACTTGGCGATTACCATCGTAGTTCAGTTCTTGAATCGCCCTTTTTGCGTGAAATAAAACCTTATATCTGCTGATGTTATTAAGCAACTCGCCATCATCTGTATACATAAGGATGAAGTTATTCACTACATCACCTAACGTAACGTTCTGATACGAGCCCCAGTTGGCATCGGTAGGGTTTACCCCATCATTGGTGTAATATTTTTCCTGATTCATTATTGTTGTTTTTGATCAGTGTAAGCCTCTTCTGCTCTAGCGGCTGTAACCACATCCATCTCTCTAATACTAACGCCAGCATATTCACAAATTTTAACGACTAACTTAGGGAAGTCGGATATAGCCAACTCAAAATCTTGGTAGTCATTTGCCGATTGATTGAACAAAGGACTTCCGTTCACCACCGTATAAGTCCACTTCGGATCAGCTGGGTAACGAACGTAATAGATATTAATGTTATCTGTAATGGTAGCAGGATACACAGCTACCTGAGTCCCTTGCATCACATACGTAGGATACGTTTCTGTGGGTGCTGTCAGATTGGAATTAAGCAAATAATGTAATTTACCTTGGTCCACATGAGTAACTTCTTTACCATTATAATAGAGTACGTTTAATAAGAAAAAGTTTTCGGGTAAGTCAAACTTGAAGTTAACTCCGTTGTATACCAAGTCGGTATTCTTGGAGAATGCGTCGATTGTTTGATCTAGCTGCTTTGTAATATCAGAATATCCGCTAGTCTCCATACCCTTAAGGTCTGAAATCTTAGCTTTCTGGAAGTCGTAAAAATATTGTTGAAACAACTCAAGCTGAGCTTGCTTAGCAAAGCTATTGAACTCTTCTGGCGTAATGAAGCCGTTTCGCTCTTTAGCGACAATGTTGAGAACAGTGTTGTATACCGAATTTACCATTATAAATACTTATTTTGTATTTCTTTATGATACAAAAATAAGCATAATTTTTCGTATGCTATTTGTTCATCATTAAAGATGCCTATATACACTTGCTTGCCATCTATATATATTTGCGCCCTCCATTTATTCCTATCCTTATCCCATGTTATATTGGGATATTTACTAGATTTTTTCTTCATAGAACTCCTGTGCACACAGTTCTCTCTAGTAGAAACCCACTCTAGGTTATTTATGTAATTATTTAATTTGTTACCATCTATATGGTTTACGCACATAGAATCATATTTTCCCAAAAAACTTTCAGCAACTATTCTATGCACTTTTTTGCAAGTTTTTTTATAGTTTACAGTAAATGCGGCAGACAAATAACCATCTTTTGTTATAAATGATTTAAGAGTTTTTCTTCCACTCTTTAGTATCCTTCTTAATTTGCCATAATTACTCACTTCGTAGAATGATTCAAATCCAAGAATTGGCACCCATATTTCATTTTCCATATAAAAAAATAAATCCTACAAAATCCACTGCATCTCACCTCAGCTTCATTTATAGGACTATTTATGTTTTCAGTTACGTAATGTGAGATGGTAACTACAATGCAAAGATAATAAACTATCTATATTTTTTAGATAATAATTCATAAATTTCTAAGCCGTCATTACTTTGTAGCCACGAGGCCAACAACTTAACCGGATCTTCGCCAAACGGCACACCCATTAGCTTCTTCTTGTTATCAGACAAGTTGTAGAAGATATCACGGTTCTTGTTCTTTAAAACAAATGTACCATCCTGGATAGACTTCACCGCAATGTTCTGTAACTTAAGTTCAGGGTCGTTCAACATACCAAGGAACTGAGCCGGATGCGTTCTTGCGTAAACAAGTAAATCACGTCTAAGTTCTTCGCTAGATAACTTGTCTACACGTGTGCCTAATAGTACACGAGCAACAGCCTCTGCTGTATTGATATCTAAATCACGAGCCGCTAATTGAGCATCCAATTGTAAGTTAATACTATCGAACTGAGCAGCAGCATCTTTCTGTGTATCCATCTCCTCGAATAACACGCCATTGTCCGGGTGTAAAGCCAAGAATTGCTGTAACACTTGATTGGTCTTATTAACACTTAACAAGCCGTCCTCGAAAATAACTGGAGCTAAAACAAAGTTTCCGTCTTGCTCATCCTCAAATGGAGACTTCTGATTTGTTGCATAACGTAAAGCACGGTTTACACCGGTCTTTTCATCGAAGTAAAACAATGGTCTACTAGAAGTACTTCTTGCAGACAACATAAACGAGATAGGGAACGTTTTTCTTTTTAGGACATAGACTCTGTCCTTGAATTCTTTATTTGACATTATATTAGATTTTAAATTTTAAACAAATTAAATAAGGGGAGACCGAAGCCTCCCCCTAGTTTTACTAGTTCTCGAACAAGAAGAAGTTGTTCGCACCAAGTGTACATAATGCACGCTCAGATAAGAAGTTAACTTCCATTGCATCTAAAGAACTTGTTTGAGCACCACCAGCAGAACCAGTGATCCAAGTCTTGTAACGACGATCTTCAGTCTCAGAAGCACGGTAACGAACGTGTAAGAACGGACGCTTAGCATTCTTTCCTAAGATTTGGTCATATACGTTAGTTGAACCTGCAGGTACCAAGATACCATTGATTCCACCACCTACGATTCCACCACGAGTAGTAGCATCGTTTAAGTATTTCCAGTCAGTCTTGTAGAAATCGTATCCACGCTTAAAGCCTGTGAAACCTAAGTTTAACGCCATGTCCTTATCGTTGTCGAATAAACCATAAGAAGTACCACCTGCTCCGTAAGAGTTTTGTGATGCTAACATATCGTCGATATCGAAACCAAACTTACGGTTTAAGAAGATAACGTTCTCTTGGATTGCTCCTTGCTTGTCAAGACGTTGGATGATTGAATCGAAGTCAGACAAAGTAGTTGGATTACCACCAGCCCATACGTTACCACGCTCAGCTACAGCATCAAATAAACCTTGAGTACCAGCAGCACCAGGTTGTACTTGAGAAGAAGCAACTGTCAAGTAAGTAGCAGCAGCAGAACCAGCTTCAGCAGGAACACCTTCAACCATTGACATCTCTAAGTAATCTTCGAAACGTAAACGAGTCTCGTGCTCAGACTTGATGTACCATAAGTAACCAGTAGCACCATTCTCAGAAGTCACTTCAACCCATCCGATTTGAGCCATGTCAGAACCAGAAACAGCATACTTATCTTTGATGATAATTGGCTTGTTTTCGAAGAAGATATCTTGAGACTCTAAAGAACCGTCCATTCCTAATGAACCTTTAGTGAATTCAGAACCGTAAACGAATGCAGTAGAAGCAGTATCTACAGCGATTGATTGTCCTGAAGCAGCATAGTAAGCTACTGTGAAAGTGTTAGCAGTTGTATCTACTGCAGTGATAACCGCTTTATCAGAAGCAGAACCAGCGTTTGCAGATAAGAATACAGTTTGGTTAACACGGAAGTTAACAGTTACATCTGCATCTTCAACAGTCCACACAGCTGTATCTTGTCCTGCAGCAGCAGCTGAAGTACAGTTTACATACTTAGTGTGTAAACGACCTTGCTCTGCCCATTTGATTAAGTCAGAGTTAGAAGGTAATTCTGCACCTACCATACGTAAGAAAGATGCAATAGAACGATTACCATAACGCTCGAATTCTGCCTCGTAAGTATCAGGAAGATACTGGTTTAAGAAATCGAAGTTAGTAATGTAGTTTGTAGGCAATGTTGCCTTTACCGCTGAGGGCTCTAATTGAAAGCCCGGGGTAGCTTGAACTGATCCAGCCATTTTTTTTGTTTTTTGGTTTTAGTTTTTTAAAGATTTAATCTTAAGTCTGTTACCATGGTCACTATCCAATGCTGTTACTTTAAACCCACCTTTGTCGATATTTTGTGGAGCATTTCTAACGCTCATATCGATGTTCTTGCTTTGACGAACTGAGTCATCAATTGCATCTGCTTTGCCCATATCATAAAAGAATTTGGCCATTGCATCAGGGTTCATTGCCGCAGCAATTGTTTTGTGATACTGTTTAGCATCCTTAATGTATCCATTTTCATCAACGAAATTAGTGAAGAATTTGGAAATGTCTGTTTGTTGAGCTTTCAGCTGCTCTGGAGTTCCAGGTTTATAAGATACTTCCTTATCTCCAACTTTGAAATCAAAACCTTTGAATTCATCAGAGAATAATTCACTTGTCTTATTCATAAAGTACTCCGACTTTTTAGCCTGGTCTTGCTGCATAGCAGTAGACTGACTGATATATTGCTTGTAAGATTCCAAAGCCTCTCTGTCCTCAGCAGGAATAGTAGCTTCCATCCTCGACTCAAGGGGAGCTTTATATTTTTCCTTTTGTTCTTCAAAGTACTTTGACGCCTTGCCAAGTTCTTTTTTAAGTGCTAACTTCTTGCGTTTGATTTCTTTCTCATCATCCATCTCCTCATCGTATGCAAACTTTGATTCGTATTCGAATGCGATATCCTCATCATCAAAATCAGGATTAGTCTCACGCATGTAGTCAGCTAGAAGTCTTTCTGGGTTAACCTTAGAAAAATCTTGGTTAACACGATAGAAATCTTCTAAACCACGACCTGTGTCTTTCTTGAATTTTAAGAAAGCATTTACGTCTTCAGGAAGTAATTCCTGTTGTGGTTTCTCTACAAATAGTTCATCCAAAGAGTTTACCTCTCTGTTGAACTTTGTTTTTAAATATGAAAGAACGTCGTTATCACCAAATTGTGGTGATTCAATAACTGGCTCTTCTGTAGGTGTTTCTATAACAGTTTCTACAGGTTCTGCCATTTTTTGTTCGTGCTCCTCAAGCAACTTTTGCTCGATTTCTTGCACAGACTTTTCTTCAAAGTCTACAAGTTTTACTTGAATATTATCCATTTAATTTAATTTAGTTGCACAAAAGTAATAATAAAATTTATCTTGGGTTGAATTGCTCTAAGCTAAAGCCATCCAATGAATCTTCTTCGCTCTCGAAGTCCATTGCTGGAAGGTCTTTTTGACGCTGTTCAATTAACTTAGATTGTTGAGTAGCTTGAAGTTTTGTGCGATCGTCTTTAGCTTTCTCTTTATCCATATCTAGCTGCTTAATCTTCTCTACTTCCATGCCTCTTAGTTGCATGTTATAGTTAAATTCAACAGCCATAAGTTGTTCTTTAATCTGTGCTTCTGCTTGCATGCGTTGAATATCAAACTGCATTTGTGCTTGAGCAAGTTGTGCTTTAGCTTGAGATTCTGCTTGTACTTTTTGTAGTGCAGATTGAGCTGCTGCTTGAGAAGATTGGATATTACCTTGAGTCTGCATTTGAATCTTAGCTTGCTCATTCTCCATATCTTTCTTACCCTTGTCCTTACGCTTCATCTTAAGTAACTCGTTAGCTAACTTAAGATTCTTCATTTGACGAATATCAATAGCATCCTCAAGAGTGATTTGGTCACGCTGTAATGCCATCTGAATGTTAGCCTCTAATTGAGCCTTCTCTTCCTCGTCAGGAGCAACCTCGATGAAAATACCAAAGTCGTGTAAGTACAAGTCTTTGATTTCTTCTAAAAGACCAACAGCATATTTACCAATTTGCATCACGAACTCTTCTTTAAAGTCAGAGTATTCTAAGATGTCAGCAACACGAAGCGATAACGCTTCAGATAATCTGCGAGTAATAAATAAACTTCCTTCTAAGATGTGGCGAGTTGCTGTGTTTGAATTTAATGCAGCAAGTTTCTGTACACCAACTAATGCATCAGGATTAGGAGTAGAAGCATCACGAGCTTCATTTAATCCTGTTACATCACGTATCATGCTCATGTACTGATTGTATGCATTAATCAATGCAGTAATCTTACCTTGGCCACTATTAGTGTTTAACTCTTGGATTGGAATACGACCATGGTTTAAGTCACCATCAGTAGTCATACTACGTCCAATAACACTACCTGTTTGGAAATACAAACGAAGAGCATCTTCTGGATTGTAAGCACCACCGGTTCCTAAGTCAACCTCATTGATACCATCAGCATCGATGAACACACCATCCGGCACAACACGTTGTAGAACTTGTTGTAACTTAAGGTGAGTCATTTGAATCAAGTCAGCAAAAGGAATCATACGACGAGTCAATGACTCAATGATACCTTTGTACATTCTTGGTGCTACAGCGATGTAGTTTGGTAACGCATACTGAGAAGCAGACTTAGGGCGAACCATATTGCGAGCAAGCTCCCACTTAAGTAAATAAGGAGATCCAGGTACCATAATACCTTCGTACCAAACATCAATTCTCTTCTCAATTCTCTCAAATCTTTCTTCAGTTCCTTCAGGAGGGTTGAAATTTTCATCTTTTTGAATTACACGAACGCCATTGTTCTCAAGATATTTCTTCTTGTAAACAAACGTCTTGTCAGTTTTATAATTAAAATATAATAACGTAACTACATCTCTGTTGAATATATCGCTACGGTAAGGACGCATAATTCCATAATAATTGTACCACGCTGTTCCTAATTGTTGAATCTCTGCCAACTCCTCTTTTGTAATGTCTGGCTTAATCTTAATTAGTTCAGTGATTGGTACTTGCTTTACTTCTCCCCAATAGAAACAATCGTCAAATGTTGGAGACTCAGTGTAACTATAAACAATGTTAGCGGGGTCAACATACTCCACACGAACTCCTGTTCCTGGTACAAATGAGTGCTTTACTACTCCGATACCAATTGTTGTGATGTCGTAGTCGACCCTTTTACGAACGTCTTGATAATGGTTTAAATCTAAGATAGTATTGATTGCCTCCTCTTCAGCAATCTCAATTGCAGGCTTATAATTAAGCTGCATATATAACGATAACTCTTGGTCATTCTCAGGTAAATCATCCTCAGGAACATTGAATGCATCAATCCCAAACTCTTGCTTAGTTTGAACTAATAGGTCTTTGGCAATCATATCTGCCTCAACCATCTCTTGAAACTTAGAGCGTTTGTTAGATGACATTGCATCTTGTGCATATGCTTTAACCTCAAATAATCGGTCATGCATACCGTTAACAACGATGTCAACAAACTTAGGGATGATTGGTACAGGAGTCCAGTCTAGGTTAATGTGCGACATATCGCCATCAACTTCTAATTGGCTTTTATATTTAGCTACTGGCTGCTCACCACGAGCATAAAGTCTAACTCTATGGAAATCAATCCATTGTGAATAGTATCGGCAGCTATTGCCTGTCTTTGCAAACCATTCATATGAAATGCTTTGCCCAATTCTTAAGCCATATTCCCAGGATGCCTTTTCCTGATCAGTCGCTAACTGCGAAGGGAATTGGGTATCTGGCATTAATATTCCAAGAGGTTTGTTCATATCTTGTTAATTCTACTGAAGGAACCAGTGTTATCGTAAGTTGCAAATTTAATGCTTATTTTTGACTCTTTTTTCTCAGGCAAATATACGTGCTTTTGATTTGCCATAATAGCATACCCCGAACTAATTGACGCATCAAATTTAGTTCTATCGTTTACATCGAATCTAGCCCAGTCTTGAAGCGTTTTATTGAACGGCATATCTCCTATCTCATCAGGCTGACGATAGTTACCCTCCATGTCTAATCCCACAAAACGCTCGATGTATGTCTCGATTGCTGTGGCGTGTGCCTGCTTAATATCTTCACTTGAAGATGGTATACCACCAATCTCTCTTTCTGTGAACGACAATTTATGTGCATGCTTATCAGGACGGTTCATTGAGAAGCCACGATAGCCTCTATTCTTAAAGTGATACAGTAGACGAGCTTTATTGTTCTCACAAAGAATAGGCATGCCATAGAACACGCAAGCCATCAGTACTTCTTCAAAGAATATTTCTGCTGTCTGTGGACGAGCAATGTACTCTAGAAAGAATTGGTTGGATGGTGCACCTGTCATATTAAACTTGGTTAACCCGTGGAGCGAACCGTTTGATCCACCAAAGGTCGCACCTGAGATGTCGTAGGGGTCACAGCCAAACGCACCAATATGCTCATTACCCGGATATCTATTCCCATTTTTAGTAATATAATTATTGTTGATTCCTGGTCCCGGTATCCAAGATACTAAGAACCGACCATTCTTATCAGGAGTCCAAACAACTTTGGTATCCTTCTCTCCGTTAGCCCAATGAAAGTATCCACGTGTTACGACGTGGTCTTGTACTAAACTGTCATTGTAGTCTATCTGCTGATAGATTTTAGTCAAGTTAAATAGAGATGACTTAGTCTCATCACGGAAAGCGTGTGACTCTGTTCTAGGGAACTGACGATAATGCTCATTTAAAGCATCTGGGTCACTCTTAAGTGAGTCGACTTCATTTTGCCAGTTGGTTATAACACCGTTTGTTATCCATTCGCCTTCTTGTGCTGAAGCAATTGGTTCCGAAGGGTCTTCTAATACTGCGTGACCAAACTCGTCAATATATCCTTCATAGTTTTGGTCCATCGGAATAAATAATGAATATAGACCCGACTTAGTTTGACCATTCGCATTTCTTTTTCGCACATCTGAGTCATAATATATCTTTTTATAGTTTTCTCCACCTTTATCTAATGCGTTAGATGTTGAGCCCATCATACACTTGCCGATAATCCTAGAACCCAAACGAAGACAAGTCTTTCTTACACGCCACCCATTTAAAATACTTAATGGTTTTTCTAACTTAGCAGCCTCATCTTCAACAAGTAATTTAAGTTTCTGGCCGTCAAATGAGTTGTCAGCTGTATTTTTCCAAGTAATAGTCGTATCTAATCCATCAATCTCTTCTTCCTCTTCCTTATCCATGTTCTTTCTAGTAATCTTAGAAGAAGGAACCCTAAAGGCAAGTTCTGTTACTGGGGATGAGTTACCATCACGAGTAGGCATAAAAAAGAATGGGTAGTTATTAATTATGGGAACAACCTTACCCGTAAACATCATTTTAGCATCCGTACCTGTCTTAGACATAATACCTAGACTTGAATCGCGAGTTGACGTTGCAATATTAATAACTTCTGACGAAGCCATAAAGGAGAATCCTGAACGACGATTCTTTAGGTAACACATGCCAAAACAACGATTGTCTGCTTTACACGCTTCCCAAAATAAAAAGAATATTCTATTAGCCTCTCGAAAGTCAGGATGCCCTACGTCTGTCTTTGTAAATTGAAGATACATGTAGTGAGACCCTGTTATATATGTAGGTACTTTGTTATTAATAAACCAATAACCTAAATCTCTCCTCCTAAACTGCTCCTCAATATAATCAATCCATTGTGATTTAAAAGCAGTATCCCGACGAGCCCAATCAAACTGAGTCTTAATTCTTGATAGTTCACGTGGGTATTCTTCAACTATCCACTTATTGTGTTTATAATTAATTTTATCAGGAGTAGAAGGAAGAGCGACTCTTAGATTTTGTATGTCGTAAATATTCCCAATAGTCCCATCTTTAGAAACAATAACTATATCATATTCTTGGTCATAGCCATATAACCAATCCTTTTTTGCATTACGCTTCTTAAGGATTTTTTCGGGGATAATATTGTCAACTATATGGTATAAACTCATATATACTTGTTAATTATATTATGTCCCTTGAAATAATTGCATCTTTTTTTATACGCCTCGTCTTCAGAATTGAATGTGCCTAAATAGATTGTTTTGTTATTAATCTTTATTCTTGACATCCATTTTTTAGACAACTTATGCCAATAAACACCAACATACTTGCTTGTGCTTTTTGTATTAGAAGCTCTGTGGCAGTTATTCTCAGCACGAGATACCCATTCTAAATTGGAGATGTGATTGTTATAGATATCCCCATCTATATGATTTACTTCTTCTTTAACATCATTACCAATAAAAGACATTGCACATAATCTGTGTATTTGAAATTGTCTAGTTTTACCATTTTTAGACAAACCTACTTGTAAATATCCAGATGTATTCTTATTAGGAGATAATATTTTTTCTTTCAAATTTAACTTATCATTACCTCTAATAACAATTCTTGCCAAACTTTTAATTTTAGAGTAATTGCTTACTTCATAAAATCCCTCGTATCCTATAACCGGTTTCCAAATCTCTTCCATACTATTTTTTCTTAGTTGCAAACTTTTCAGCAAATCCTTTATTAACAGTATTCTTTTCCACAACAACGCCCTCTAGTATATTTTGCTCGTCTTCAATACGTTTTAATATTTCAAAAGCATCTGTTATAGCCAATCGTTTACTTGCGGCTGCGTTTTTTAGCTTATCTGCAGTTAAATCATCCTCCATGTGAGTAATGATTTTCTCCTCAGCAACTTTAATTAGTTCCTCTACAGCCTTGTATCCGGACTCGATAATCTTCCTTTTAAGTTCTGTTACTCTATTCATCTAATTTAATTGTTAGATTCTTAGTATACATACGGTATACTTTCTCGCCATCAATATAGAACGGGTATTCGCTCTCAGGCTCAAACGTGACCGTGTCACCCTCTTTTAATCCTAGTGCTAGTACTTCTTCGTTTGGATACTTTATAGTGCCTACAAGAGGCTTCTCTGCGTCCGCAGTAAGTATGCCTGTGTAGTCATTCTCCACAGGAGAAATAAACACATAGCGACCAATGCCAATCCAATCAGCACCAGTCTTCTTATATGCATACGGATCGTCAATAAAGTACAAGTCCTCTCGGAAGTAATTCCAAGCAGACTTCTCTCTACCACGCATATCGTAATACAGCCTAAAAGTATTGTGATGCACAATGACCGTATCACCTGGTTCAACAGGACCCTCGTATCCAATAGGCGTAGAGATAACAACAGCCTCACGCATAGTGGCAAGGTGGTCTTCTTTCGATGTAGAAATAACAATTTCACCCCTCGTGTTATCATATCTCTTGTTATCACGTGGTTGGACCAAAAAGTAGAAAGGACTTCGCATTAGAAATCTATATTATATTCAATTAAGAATGGCATATTGCCATTAATCTTTTTCCATAAGACCACCTCATCATTAGCCTCAATGAAGATTTCAACATCTCCTGCATCGGTCTGACGAATCAAATGTATCTTGTAGTTACCCTGCAAAACTACTTGATTATGCATATAATTCATTGCATTCTTATAATCTGCACCAACTGATATTTTACGAATTACCATCTTTGTTCTTGATTTCTCCAGTAGCAAAGTCAATCGTAATATCTCCGTACTTAGCGTGTAGTTCCTGCTGAATGGCAACATGTGTTGTGCCAGCTGTATCTAACTGAGCTAAAATAGATTGTTTCTCTACTTTGGAATTGTGAATTGTAATCTCAGCATCTGCTAATGCGTTGCGAAGATTTCTGATTTCTGTATGAGCGGCTCTGAAACGATCCAACTCGTCTTGTGTTAATTTATCCATTGTATTATATTTTTTTGTAAAAGTACTAATTATATTTTATTATGGCGTAATATTACGTAATTTTGGATTATCATTATGCACAATAATAATATTAAAATGGAAAAATTAATAGAAGCATATCCAAATTATACAATCGACTTACAAGGTATTGTTACAAACATCAATACAAAGCACAAAATCAAACAAACTGTCAAACAGGGTAGGCTTATGGTTGAATTGTGGAAAGATAACAAAAAGAAACACCAACTTGTTCATAGATTAATCGCTCAAGCATTTATCCCTAATACTTATAATAAGCCGCAGATAAATCATATAGATGGCAATCCTTTAAATAATAATATTGAGAACCTAGAATGGGTTACAGATAGCGAGAATAAATATCACGCACATAGAACGGGTCTTATAAATTGCAGAAAAACACCTGTTATACAATATACTAAGGAAGGTGAATTTATTGCTGAACATAGGTCTGTATTAGATGCTTATAAAGCAACCAAAGTAGACAGAAAGAGTATTCATTTTAATATTAAAAATATTTACAACCACGCTGGTGGATTTGTATGGAAGGAGAAAAAGTAAAAATATTATTCCTGCTTGCTCACTGTTCGACAGGGGGAATGCCTGCATTTGTTTTAAAGAGTGTTCAAACTCTTTACAAGACATTTGAAATAGAGGTGGTAGAGTATCAATGCCATAGCTTAGACTACGTTGTTCAACGCAATCAAATAAAGGAACTAGTTCCGTTTCACACCTTGCACGAGGACAAGATGGAGTTGTTCAACATCATCGCAAAATTCAATCCCGACATTGTTCACATTCACGAACCAGCTGAACGCTTTAATCGTGATATGATTTCTGAATTATATCGGGAAGACCGAAGCTACCGAATCGTGGAGACGTGCCACGATGTGTCGTTTAACCACGACAAAGAAAAGATATTTCATCCTGATGCGTACTATTTCTGCACGCCATATCACTTAGAGACATTTGCTTCATCGCCATCTTACAAAGAGGTGATTGAGTTTCCAATAGATGATAAAAGAAATCGTGATTATTATGATAACCCTTTTGATACAAAAAGAAAAAATGTTGTTAATGTAGGTCTTTGGACTCCTGGTAAGAATCAAGCTGAGGGGATTGAGATAGCTAGAAAGTATCCTGATATGGACTTTCATTTTATCGGAAACCAAGCTATTAATTTTAAGCATTACTGGGAGCCATTAATGAAGGATTTGCCATCTAATGTTCACGTGTGGTTGGAGAGAAATGATGCACATAGGTTCATTAAGATGGCAGATATCTTTATGTTTAATTCTACGTGGGAGTGTAACCCACTAGTATTACGCGAAGCCATATCTTTTGGTAAACCGATTATTGCTCACAACCTTCCTCAATATGGATCAATGTTTAGTAAATACATTCAACCTATTGATACTGATTTAAATACTATCAAATGTAATTACATTATACCTACAGATAATACTTCGCAAATATTTTGGGAGAAGCAAATCGCATTCTACAATAAAGTAATGACGCTTGACAAGCAAGAGCAAGATGTTAAAATCATCCAACACTTTGTTGGCCAACCATACCTAGAGATTAAGTCAGGACTGAAAGCCGACTTTAAGGTGCAATACTTTGATGGCGATAAATTAGTTTACGAGAATACTATCGGATCAAATAGCTGGGTAAAACTAAACAGGCAGTACTATACTGAATGGGAGAGCAAGGTTTTTATGAATGATAAACTAATACACAATGATATACTTTCACTAGAAGGTAAGCGTGTATATATCGCTCTATCAAGTAAGTCTTTAGGAGACACAATTGCCTGGGCACCATATGCTTACGAGTTTCAGAAGAAGCATAAGTGCAAAGTGATTTTGTCCACTTTTTTAAATAAAATACTGGACATTCCTGAGATAGAATTAGTAGAGCCTGGAACTGTAGTTCCTAACATTTATGCTCAGTATAATATCGGTTGGTTCTACGACTCAAACAAAGAGCCTGAGTTACCAAATACTATTAAGCTACAAGAGGCAGCAACTAAGATATTAGGGCTTGACTTTCAGGAGATTATGCCGAAGTTAAAGTACGATGCCGGTGAAAATAACTATGGCAAGTATGTGACAATAGCCACCAACTCCACATCAGGATGTAAGTTCTGGACAAAAGAAGGATGGCAAGGTGTGATAAACTATTTGCACGAGAAAGGGTACAAGGTAATTAATGTATCACTTGAAGAGAATCCGTTCGATAACTGTGAGCAGATTATTAATAAAGATATCCAAAAGACAATGGCTATTATTCACCATAGTCAATTTAGTATCTGTTTGGGAAGTGGCGTAGCTTGGTTAGCAAATGCCATTGGTAAACAAGTGGTTATGATAAATAACTTTGCTGCAGATGATCACGAGTTTGAGTGCATACGAGTTACTAACAAGTCAGTATGCAACAGTTGTTGGAATAACCCTAACTTTAAATTTGATGCTTCCGACTGGGATTTTTGTCCAATCTGGAAGAATACTCCCCGACATTTTGAGTGTCAGAGGAGTATAGTTGCTGAAGATGTAATAGATAGATTAGTGTTACTTCTCGACTAATTCAACATCAGTTGAAATTTGGCTTAAGAACACACCGTAAAAACTTTCTCCTTTAATGTCTTTAATGTCATTCAATGTAACGTGAGGGAAATCAATTTCTTTTTCCTCAGCTAATAATGCATTGTATTCATTTGCAAATGACACAAACTTTGGATTCTGAACAGTCTTGGCTTCGTCTGAGAAAGGATTAACCATAATTCCACCTTTACCGTCTTCTTCTCCATGCTTCTTAATTAACTCATCACGCAAACCGTCTAAAGTTTTCTTGTCACTAGCTAATAATTCAGCTAGTTTAGATAAACGATACTTAATAACTAAGTTAATGTTTTCAGACAACAATCCTTTAAGAACTACTTCTTTGGTTTGCTGATTCATTGCACCATTAATTTCTGCTTCTAAAGCAAGGATATCTCCAAGTGTTAATTTAATTTTATTCATGATTTATGTTATTTTTAACAAATTTAAGCAATAGGTTCTTCAGATGCAACTACTTCTTCTACAATAGGCTCAGGAGTTGGTTCAGGAGGAACCGGAGGGATGAAGTCTCCTGTAATAGTAAGGTTTAACTGCTCTGCTATCCACTCCCAAGCAAAAACGTCACTCTGCCATTCAGCATAAGCCTCGCCTGTCATATTCAGGTTGCCTTGAGCAAGTTGTGCACCTACACTACCACTTTCGGTTGTAGCAAATAATCCGTACCAAAAAGTAGCGGATGTGTTAAGCGTTACATTAACTGCATAACAGTTCAGGATAGTCGCTTGTTGTACTGTACCATTGTCCCAAATTGAGACTGCTTCGATAGTTTTCATTTATATATTTTTTTTAAAATTACTAAAAATTAAGGACAATACGTTTGTCCTGATACGATTTGTATTGATCCGTTATATCCTGCAGGCAAAGTAGTTTGATTAATTCCATTATAATAATAGAATACAGGACTACCACTAGGTAATACATAACGTTGACCTGTTCCCAATACAGGAGTAATTTTTGTCCACGCAGCAGGGCCACCTGAACAATGATTAAGTTGATAATAAGTGTAAGCAGATGCTACCAAATTACTCTTAACAACTAATTGATTATCTGTTTTACCAGCTAATGGAGCTGTTTGAATATCGACAGTTGTTAGTGCACCTAACTTAGTTATCTCCCTATTGCTAGGTATTCCTGGAGGAGGTATTATACCAATCTGTATGAATACATTATTATTTACTGCATCCTGAAGATTAGCCCAACTCACACATTGATTACTTGCTATTCCTGCCCAAGACATATTAGTTTAGTTTTGCTTCTAGTTCTTTTACCTTTTGCTCCAAAAATTGCACCTTAGCAACTAAAACCTCACGATAAGAAAGACTTAATAATCCATCAGTTCCTTTGCTTACTGCACTTGGTAGTATTCCTTGTACATCTTGTGCAAAATATCCAAGTTCCTCTATACCATTCTTAGTGTACAACTTAGCTACAACAGATTCAATGCCTTTTGTTTGATAGTTATCTTCAATTAAAGTCTTGATGGTAGCATCTGATGTTTCAAAATATGCTACTCCATAATAATTTCCATTATCAATATATGCCTGTCTTAATAATACACCCGGTTGTTTTTTGTAAAAATTAAATATTCCACCATATTCATAGAATGACATTTGGTCTCCTGCTGTAACACTATAATCTCCTGCTGCTGCAGGTATCCCTCGCAAAATTAATCCGTGATACATATCGCCTGCTCCTGCAATGTTTGCATACGCATTACCTTGATTTAACATTATTGTAGGAACTGAAGTTGCTGCAGCAGGCGTAAATCTACCCCATCCATTTACATCTAATTTCCAACCACTATCCGTAGTGGTGCCTATTAGGAAGTTACCACTATTAAAATATGAAGCCCCATTAGCAGTTATATATATAGTGTTTGATTGAGCTTCATTGTATAAATATAATTGTGCAGGGTCAGCAGCTCCTCCCGGATTAAAGAACAACCTATTTTCGTTGCCATCACCATTAGTTGTCTTAACCTTAAATTGTCCGTGAACAGCTAATACAGCATCAGGCGCCGTCGTTCCGATGCCTACGTTGCCAGAGGATGTAAAAGTCAATATATCACTTGATGTACTAAAGTTTCTAATACTACCATAAGCAGCTCCACTTGGTGTAAATAAAGAATAATATCTTACATTCCCATCGCCAAAAATTATATTATGCGCCCCTCCATTTTGAGCAAATAATACACCGGTTGAAACCGCATCAATAGCCCTACCACCACTATTATTAAATATATTGTTTCCGTTAGTAGTAACACTACTCGAAAACGTGGCTGCGCCTGTTGTTCCTAATGTTAATGACAATGTCCCATCATTAACATAAAAATAATGCCCTAACCCTAATTCTGCTGCATAAGCCATATTTCTGTCTGTGTTTCCTAACGCAGAACCTCTAACGCTTATAAATCCACTTGTTACACCATTTTGTCTGATTGACAAAATTCCACCACCTGTTGTTCCTGTATTGTCTGCAATAAAAATTCCATTGTATGCTGCACTCCCTTTTGATGTTACTCCATTTATAAACCTTCCTGTACCATTAACATCTAGCTTGTAGCCTGCGTTAGTAATTGTACTGCTTGTTATGAGCACATTGCCATCCGAAAAAATACGCATTTTTTCACTAATAGCAAAAGATGAATTTGTAGCCGCAGTAAAAAATCTTATAACATTATCATTAGCAGCATTTGCAGAACCTGATGCAGATATAATTAATCCATCTCCACCTGTACCAATAGCCATTTCACTAGTATTGCTAGTAGAGTGTAAAACTATTCCCGGTACTGTTGCACCCCCAATATCTAATATTTTATTAATTCCAACTGAAGATTGACTTGGTGTAACTCCTAATCCTAAATTGCCTGAAGGATTTATGATAAGCCTTGAAGTTAAATCACCTCCATTTGCTCTTGTTACAAAACTTAATCCATAGCCATAATCACCATCAGTTCCATTTGCTTTAAATGAACTTATACCTGCTGCATCAACAAGTGTTGTGCCTGTATAAACTCCTCTAAATAATATACCACCACCATTACCTGCTGCTACTGCTGAATTGTCTGCAATACTTATATTATATCTTGCAGCATTATTTGTTGCAGCAGTACTTATAAAACTTGCACTTGTTCCACTCAATGCTCTACTAATTAAAGTAACAGTTGTTCCATCATCAGTAATAGCACTATTCCCTATTGTACTTGCACCTGTAAACTTAGGTAGGTAGTTGGTTGTTCCTGACCCTGTAATCTGACCAACTGGAGTTGTTCCTGATGATCCTGAGGTGCCATTAACACCTGACGTGCCTGATGTACCGTTAACTCCACTAGTACCATTAACACCTGAAGTTCCGTTGATGCCTGATGTTCCAGATACACCTGACGTACCGCTTGCTCCTGAGCTACCACTAGTTCCGCTAACTCCTGATGTGCCACTGCTACCGCTTACCCCACTTGTACCATCTACTCCTGACGTTCCACTCACGCCTGACGTACCACTAACTCCGCTAGTACCATCAATACCTGATGTACCTGCAGTTCCAGATGTTCCATCTATCCCACTTGTACCAGCTGTACCTGATGATCCGCTTGAACCAGATGTACCTGATGTACCACTAACACCACTCGTCCCTGATGCGGCAGCAATTGATGTAGTAACATATGAGTACTCACTATCTTCTGTGTACCACTCTGCAGTTTTTGCAGTGCTTACATTATTGTTATAGTAAATCTTAACAATCATTCTGTCAGTTGCAGAGATTGTCGTGTGTGGAAAAACAAAGTCTACGGTAGTCTCTGCAATAACACCTATTCCAAACCAAGCCAAAAGAACTACAGACGAAGTAGCTAATGTCCCGTAAGGTGTGCCTGTTGAGTCAGCAAGTTGTAATGTTACATAAACTTGTATATTGTCATTATCCTGAGGCTTTAATGTATGTAGATGAAATCTTTGTACGCCTGATGGGATAATAGTAAATCCTAATTGCTCTGTTATAAATTGTTGAACCAACACATTTTGTTGGTTACCAGCCATATTAACAGTTATTGTCTGTAATCCTGCAAATGTGGGTTCAGTAGATAATACTTTATATGGAGAAATAGAAGAAGATTGACTATTATTAAAATAGTAAACACGGCCACCACTAACACCATCAACCCCTGAAGTACCTCCTGTACCCGATGTGCCTGTTGTACCTGAGGTTCCTGCAGTACCACTAGTACCTGTAGTTCCTGATGTGCCACCTGTACCGTCAGTGCCTGATGTAGCTGACGTGCCCGATGTACCATTGGTTCCACTAGTGCCATCAATTCCTGATGTACCGTTTATCCCTGATGTGCCATCAATACCGCTTGTCCCACTGCTTCCTGACATACCTGATGTACCAGCAGAACCATTAGTTCCACTTGTACCACCTGTGCCATCTGTTCCTGAGCTACCACTAGTCCCATCTATACCATCAATACCTGACGTACCTGATGTACCACGTGTTCCTGATGTTCCTCCTGTGCCATCAGTTCCTGAAGAACCCGATGTACCTGAGCTTCCTGATGTACCAGTAGTGCCTGAAGATCCTGATGTACCTGATGTTCCATCTATTGCTGAAGTTCCGCTAGTACCTGTTGTCCCTGATGACCCACTTGTTCCATCTGTACCACTAGTACCTGATGAGCCAGAACTTCCGCTTGAACCAGACGTACCTGTAGTACCTGATGTACCTGACTCTCCTGAGAATAAGCCAAAAGTAACAGACTCATCTTCATTTATGATACCTGAATTACCTTGTAAGAATGTTAAGTCTAAGAAATAGTAATCACCGGTATGAACAACAGCATCAACTCTATATAATGCATATTCACTAGGGAATCCTGGACGATTAACAAGTAAGATTCTATTTAACCAAACTTCTTCAATAAATACGCCTGGCTCTGTATTAGCAAGGGTTAAGAAAGAAACCTTGATAGTTCCTGCAAGAGCGATAACATCTACTGTATCAAATGGATGGCCAACTAATTCGAATGTCTTTGCAGGCTGAGATTCTGTCGGGGCATACATTCTGTATGTCCAGTTAAAGTTACCTGTATCAATAATACCTACCCGATTGAAATAATCGGCAATATCATTGGTAGTGAAATTCTTAGTTGTCTTGTATTCTGTGTTCCAGTCTGAACCGATAACTCTATCAAGTCCTGTAACATAGGTATCAATGCTGTAAGTGCTAATCCGGGCCAAAGTTTTTCAAATTTAGTTTTGGCAAATTTACGCAATTTTATAGATACTTATTGACTATGCCATTATCTCTTTCATATTTGCACCTAGCAGCATAAGCATCTTCTTCGGTTAAGAAATGGCCAATTGTTTTTTGTTTTTGATTAATACATATTGAAGCCGTAAATCTTTGCTTTGCTTTTATCCAACTAACACCCGTGTATTTGCTTGTTGTTTTGGTTTTATCAAATCGGTGGCAATTATTTTCTTGCATTGATACCCATTCTAAATTAGAATAATGGTTGTTTAATCTATTACCATCTAAATGGTTTACAAAGTCACGACCTTCTTCTCTCGGTATAAATGCTTCAGCAACTAATCTATGAATAGAGTACTTAATTGGTTTTCCTCCATTTCTTAGTGAAATTCTAGTGTAACCAACATTACTAATAAAAGGAGTTAGCTCCTTTCCTGTTATAGGATATATAGATCCATCAGATCTCTTATATTTTCTATCCAATGATTTAACTTTTCCACTTTCGCTAACTATAAAGTGTCCTTCATAGCCAACAACATCTTTCCAATCTTCCATATAAAAACAAAACCCCAACGTGTAGGACCGTCGGGGTTGTTTAGTTTTTCAACTATTTAAAACGAATATTAGGTCCTACACTAACACTCGCTTTATTACATCACAAATATAAAAATAAATTACTTAAGAACCAAGAATTTAAAATAAGCATATAATACAATAATAGCCGACTCTATTAGTATAACTATAATAGCCCATGTTGGGACCATGTATCTAATTGTGTCTACACTATCTATACTTACTTTTGATTCGCTTTTATTTCTATACTTATCTTCATACACATGAGCGATTGAATCAATGTCCACTGTGGCCTCAATCTTGCCACGTACAGAGCGAATTACTACTTGCCCTTGTGGTATCTTAATCTTGCTATAGAACGTGCTTAAAATGCCAGAAGAATCGCACGGATTCTCAATTGTTAGCGTGTCGTGTACGGCCTGAAATATCTTTTCTGTACGTGTAGTTTTGAACGTATCTACACGTATAACTTCTTTGTACTCAGTCACCGTTTTTGTTTGACGGCAGGAAACTGTTATAATTAACAATAATAAGAAAAGTATCTTTTTCATTAACTTACAAGTTTTTCATTTCCTTTATATGGAACATATGAGGTTTTAGTGCCGTTCTTTGTAGCAATTAAAATCTCATTCTTATTTAAGCCTTCACCATAAGCCACGTGAACCCATCCCAGCTTTCCTTTCTCAGGAAACTCTGCAATTAATTGCTTGAATTTCAGGTTATCTTTAATCCAGTGAAAAATTTGATTATTAGTAACTCCTGACGTAGCTCCATCCATGTCAATATCAATTGCTCTGCCATGACAGTGGTCTGAAGTAGCGGAACCTCCTACTGCAGCGTTTAATGCTTTTGATCTGTAGCCAGAGCTAATATGAATAGGTACACCAAAGTGATTTCTAATAGGCTCAAATACATTCTCTGCCAACTTCTTAAAGTTTTCTAAATGCTCAGGTGTTGGATCATTGCTAACGCCTTTTCTTTTTGCTGTTTCTGATCTTGTTACCTCCGAAAGGTCTAAGTGTTCTGAAATTCTCATTTAATTATTTGTCTAATTTGATCTTCATTAAAAAAATGTAAATAGATAAAATATATATCAATGCACATGGCAATGGCTACGATACACGATACAATAAACCTTGTTAATTTCATTTACGTTTATATTCTAATACTGAAATTCTTGTTTGTAACTGAGCTATTTCTTTAATCAATTCTAGTTTCATGTCTGCACGAGATTGTTGAGCATTAGCCCTAATCTGCTCCATTTCTATTGTAGTACCTTGTGGTGGTATAGCTTTATTTTCAGTATTAACCACAATAGCAACTTTATTCTCAAGTATTGTTAATTTATTCCTTGTTAATGATAATTCACTCATCAAGTAACCTATGCAAGAAATGCATATTGGAATAGAGGCCCAAACAAGTTTTTCTAAAATACTATCCTTGCCCACGACTTCTTTTTGTTTTTTTAGACTTTGGTCCACTTGTCTTTGAATGCTTACCCTTGCGTCTTACACCAAAGGTGATCTTTTTAGCTTCATTACTCGCTTTCGCCATTTGACTTACTATTTAATGCTTTATATCCTGCAATACCTAATGCTGCGGCCGCAAATGTCAAAAGAGAAATGAAAATAAACTCTTTAATAACTAATTCACGGCCAAGAACTCCTGTTACAACATCTACAATAGTTATGATAACAACCAATCCAATTGCAATAAACGCTGCAACTGATTGCTCGTTGATGTCATTTGAATCCTTAAAGATATCTTTTAAAGCCATTTACTTCTTTCTTTAATAAGTTTGTACAACTTAAATCCCGTGTACGCAATTGATATACCTAACAAGAATACACGTAGTGCAGCCTCGATAGTTGTAAATGACAGCATTAAGCTAGTCATGTTCAGTAGCCCTATTTTCAAATCGTCTTCAGTCATCTTACCAAAGAGCAACAATGTTGGTAGCTGCTGTTCCTGTAGAGAAAACTCTTCTAACACGAACCTGTAAAGTTGTGCCTGTTGGAACTGCGTAGAATATAACCTCATCGCCACCAATCGTTAACACCTTTATATTACCAGCTCCACCAATGTAAAGGATACATCCTTCATCATTTGTTCCTCCTGATACACTAGGAATATTGTCTGTATTTGATGGAGTTACTGCTGCAGCACGCCCCGACTGTACATAATTTAAAACTCCCATATTATTTTTTCTTTGAAGTATTTGACTTAATAACTCCCTTAGCGATTAAAACATCTTTCTTTGTAACTTTCCCGTCTTTATTCATATCAGGAAATGATTTACCAGTTTTCTTAATTACCTTCTTCATCTTTTTATTTTTATAGTAACAAAGTTAATTATTTTTTTTTAGTCCCTCGGGCACGTCTATCGCCAGGCATATTATTTTTGTCTCCACGATTTTTTGATGGAGATTCATACGTTAACCTTCCATTTTTATGATGCGACAAATCTTTTCCTGCATGAGGGCCAGTCTCATCCGAATACCCACCACGTTTGCGATTCTCCTTATTTAACTCGATGCGTTTTCTTAACTGCTCAGGACGCTTATTGTAGTCAGCTTGATAATCTAAGCGTTTAGCTCTAGCCTCTGGGTGAGTCTTATAATAAATTGAAGTTCTGCCTGCCATTATCTGTAGCGTTTAGTTTTTTCTTTAACAGACTTGGGTTGAGAAACAAATTGCTTTCCCTTACTATTACCTTCAGCCTTGGCCTTATTTGTAGCCGCCTTTTGTGATGAAGACAAAGCATTCCAAGCAGACTCAGGTAGATAGCGTTTCTTTCCCTCAGACTTAACCTCTTTAGAAGAACCCTTCTTTTTGTTTTCGCTAGTTGCAGATGTCATCCACTTTTGTGAACCCCAATCTTTTAAACTTTTTTGCGATTTTGCTAGTGCCATCTTAGTTCTTGTAACCTCCTCCTTTGCTTTTATACTCCTTTGCAAGAAGTTGTGCTTTTCTCCCGGACCATTCTCCAGGGTCACCACCTTTTGATCCTGCTTTTATTTTATTAAATAAAGCCTTTCTCATTGTAGGCTTAGTATAATTACCCGCTTCATTTACTTTGCTCTTTGCCATTATTTTTTCTTCTTATGTGTATTCGCAAAATTACGTGCAGCATCTACGCTGCCAAAACCCCAAGCCTTTAAAGCCAAGGCTTTTCTAGTTGGCTCACCATTTGGTTTCTTCATCGGCCCCGCCATCCCTGCAAATCTTGCAGCAAATGACACACGACGTGGGTTGGTGCCCTCTTTGACAGGAGCTTTAAGTGTGCCCTCTTTATAAGACGCACGACCCTTAGCATTTAAGCCGCCTCCTGTTTTATTTTTACCTTCGGCTCGTTGCCAGGCTTCAGTTTTATAAGCCATTGTTTTTATTTTTATTGTAATTTACTATTTTTTCACAAAACATTATAAACTCATTTATTTGAAAATTATTTTTCATAATGTTTACAACATAGCAAACTAACTGTACGTTTCCTTTTATATATCCTAGATTACTGTCAATTCTATCTATACTTATATTTGTTGAATTACTTCCATGATTATATGTCATTTCTGTTCCAGATATATTACATAATCCTTTTTGATTTTCATACAAATCCAATAAGTATTGAATATCTATATTATATTCTTTTTTTCTTTTTGACGAATGGTTTAGTAACGTAGAAATATAGTTTTTATAACTAGAATGCTTTTTTATTATTTTATTTGGATAATTTAGCTTATCTCTATTTGATGCGGATAATAAAACACAACTTTTACAAGTTGATCTATATTTAATCATGCCATCATCAAAGCATCCATTTTTATAAAATTCATTTAGTGGTTTTGTACTATTACACTTTAAACAAACTCGAGAATTTTCTTTAATTATATTTTCATAAATAGGTCTTGACCTATTCTTCTTTACTTTTTTCCTACATATTTTACATACTTGCCTATATCTTACAAAACCATCTTTACGTATAGAGTGTTTATAATATTCAGAACTCGGTTTATCTTCTAAACACTTTATACACTTTGCTTCTGTTTGATCTTCTGGCATCCTTAATATGTAAGGAGCGTAATTTAGGCGTGGATTCATAAAAATGGAATTTTTTTGTAAATATACAAATTTCCACTCAGATATATCCAAGTTATTTATTCTTTTTTATTTTTTCTGTATAATACTGATCTTTTCCTGTTTGGAACGGGAACATTGCGTTCATGCGTTCTCTTCTATCAGCACAGCCGCAGTTATCACCTGCGACGGCTTTAACAGCGGCTGCAACACCTGTTACCTTAGCAACATGCTCGACTACGTCTCCTAAGCCTTTCATTATTTTTTCTTCATTACCTTAGCAACCTTAACTGCTTTAGTAGCAGCTGCAATTTTAGTAATGCCCATTGCCGTCTTAGGCATTGGGCGTGTCATTGGTGTCTTTTCCATATTATGTATTTTACCTACGTTACCTTTTAAAAAGCTCATATATCCGTCTAAAGATTTAGCGGATTCAAACTTAGCGGCTCTTTTGATAACGTCTTTCATTACTTATTTTCCAAATAGTGAAGCAAGCCCACTGGTAATCTTACTCATCATGCCTTCTGAAGAAGGAAGCGGTGTATCACGGCCTGCTGTTGCATTAGCCTTAGCCATTGCTGCATCAGCACGAGATTTCAAACCAACAGATTTGGCTGAATCAGCAGATGCTTTTTTTTGCATGCTATTTGCTATACCTACTCTTTCTTTTTTAGAAAATCCACCGCCATAAATATCTTGATATTTTTGCCCAGTCTTGTTGTAAGGTACTCCTTTTGACATTTGCATTTGATCAAATGCTGTTTCTTTTAATGATTTAGAATTAGTCATCAACGAATCAGAAATCTCGTAAGCACGTTTGGCAGATATCTGCCCTGGTTTCATCTTTGCCATAATTATTCTGGGAATGAAGGTGATGCAGCCAAAGGATAATCCCGGCCTGTTGCTTTTTTAACTGCAGCGTTTGCTAATGAACGGTAGCGTTTAGCA